AATAACAAAGGATTTACCCTTATTGAGTTAATAATGGTTACAATCATTTTAGGTATTCTCGCTGCTGTCGCTATTCCGAGATACGCCTCAACTGTTGTTAAGGCTGAGGAAGCTGCAGAAGATGCTGTAATATCTTCTATTAAAGCTGGTTTAGAAACATATGCTGTAGAACAACTTATGGATAATGGTCGTAGAAGTTGGCCAACAAATCCATGGGATGCTTTAGATACAAAACCAAATGGATGGAGTGCTGATACCGATGATGCTGATTCTGATGGTGAGTGGACATATAATACTACTTCTAACAAAATCACACATCAAAGAAATGACAACTCTAGAGTTGGTTGGGCATATGATAAAGGTACACAAACAGGCGATAATGCTGATGTAGGGACTTTAGGTTCTAGAGCTGATCTATAGGAGTTATCGATGAAGAACTCTGCCGGATTTACTTTGGTTGAGTTGATCGTAACTATAACATTAGTGGGGATTCTCGTTGGTTCGATGATCCCCACTTTTAATAGTTTAACGAATCGAACTCAAAAACAAGTGAACTTAGCAAATATGGAAACAATAAAGAATACTTTTATGCAGTATTATTATTTAAACCATATGCGAGGTAATCCACACTTTCCACAATTGCCAGAGAATGGTTTAATGGATTCCACATACAGAGAAATTACTTTAGAAGATGGTAGAACACCAGATAATTTATTTAGTGGCAAGTTGCCATACAATCAGAATAAGAACCCATATAATTATTACTGGGATGATGATACAAGCGAATATGGATTTATAACAAAAAGGATAGTGATAAAAGATACAGACCCTGATAGTCCATCTCTTAATGATTATGTAGTTGGGGAGATTTAATGAAAGTATCACTTAAAGGATTCACTCTAATTGAGTTGATGATAGTGATTCTGATTATTGGTATTATGAGTGCAGTGGCTGTACCAAGATTTGAAAAAAGGATTGAATTGGAAGAATTGAAACATGAAAAGGAATTTACATATCAGATTTGGAAAGAGTTAGAAGTTTATGCAAAGAAACAATATGAGTTAACAGGACAACAAAGTTGGCCTGAACACCCATTATCTGTTTTAGGTCGTACGAGAAATGTAATCGTTACTCATGAATTGGGAATACCCGATGAAGATAATGAGTGGCAATTCGATGGAACTAAACTATATCATAGGAGAATGAATAATGAGATTTGGTATTTCGAATATAATCCCAATACTTTTTATTTGTCTGAATATTCAATTAGGTTATAGTCAAGCAACTCGTGTATCAGAGTTTAAGACATCTACATTCATGGGTAAGGAATGTGATGATACAGAATACAGAAATTATAATGGTAGACCTAATTGGAAAAACTATGGACAATGGTTAAGTGAATGTGATTCATTATCAGACACATATTATGATTCTGTATTTGCAGTACAAAGAGCTGAAAAAAGTAAACAAAAAGCAATTCAAGATAGTATTGATATTGCATCTGTAGAAGATATAGACTTTGATATGGATGCTATGTGGGAGCAAGCAGTATGGGAAGAGATTACAGAAGTTGTAGATTCAGAACCATATGAAACAGAATACATAACTGCAGTTGCTGGTGTTCGTGGTGCTGAAGCAGAAGATGAAGCATTACACCATTTATATTATAGGAAATCAATGAAAGGTATTGCTTTAGTAGATTTACAGAAAGCATATGGGAAGTTAAAAATTAAAAGAGATGAGTTTATGGATGCTGATATCAATCATCCTAAATTAAAACAAATAGATAATCTATTGGCACAATTAAAAATAAAAATGAAAAAAACTTGACTTTCATAGTTTTTCTGTGTAAGTTTCATTATGAAATTAGATGTTAAAATATTAGAAAAAATAATTCTTACTTTAATTTTTGTTACATTAGCTTTTACCTATCTTAATTATACAGAAAAGAGAGAAATTAAAAGGGAAGAATTTGTAATTGATGAAAATGAATTTAATAATTTTCCACTAATAGCGTGGAAAGATACTCATGAAAAGTGGAGTGGTGGTGAAGGCGCTGTAGTGAAAATAAAATATAGAGTAACAAGTAATAATACTAAGTTGTGGATTTATGATACTGAAACAAATAGACTTGTACATGAACAACCATTGAAAAGAGATCCATGGCCCGATGGTAGATATAGGGATTTCACTTATGTGTGGAAACTTTATAAAACAGAAAGAACACAATACATTCCACCTGGAAATTATGAGATAAAAATAGGTGGATTACATGGGGCTGGTTTTGGTAATTTAACAACTATTATAACGATTTAATAGTATATTTATTAGTATGAAATTAATGGATATATTAAATGAAAGGGTGGATTTTCATCAAATTGCTACAGAAATAGTTAGACAAGCTGGATTAAAATCAAAAATAAAATTTAAAAACACTGGAAAAAATAAAGCTGATTATAATGTAGATGATGATATAATTAACATTAAACCAACTTCCAATTTTAAAGATTTTTTAGTTACAGTATATCACGAGATTGACCATGCTCTTGATGCTAAAAAATATGGAAAGAAGGGATATAAAAAAAGATATGAAACGGAAATGAATATTGCTGTTGATAAAGGTGGTGACGCTCACGATGATAACTACTTTGAAAAGAAAGCAGAAAAGTATGGTCAAAAGATGGCAAAGGAATTTCTAAAAAAGAAGTAACATTTGAAAAAATTAGGTTTGGATGCATCAACTACAACAGTAGGTTATGCATTCGTAGATGGTAAAGAGGTTATTAAAATGGGGTTTATCCCCATTGAAAAAGAAAAAACAATTCGAGATAAAGTTCAATTAACAATGGATGAGATTACTAAAATCGATCCATTTGAAAGAGTTGAAAAAATATATATCGAAGATAATCTTTCTGGTTTTATGCGTGGTAGAACATCGCAACAAACGATAATAAAGTTAGCAAAGTTCAATGCTGTATTGGTATATTGTTTAGAGTTTGCCTATGGGGAAATAGTAGATGGTATTAATCCAATGACAGCAAGAAAACATCTTTTTGGCAAAGCTCGTAAACAAGGAGTATCTGCAAAGGATTTTGTAAAGGAAGAAATAAATAACTTGTATAATTTAGAAGAATACATTAAATTAACAAAAACAGGTTTGTGGGATAAACGGAATTTGGATGGTTATGACGCATTAGTTTGCGCTTTATATGAATAATAAATTAATACATTTGTTAGAACGGGCTTTGAATAGTCGAAGTAAGAAACTAACAAAACAGGATGAGTATATGTTTTTCTCACCTTTTGTTAGTCATTACAAACCAAAATTACAAATCAATATGTCATCACAGAAATGGCATTGTTGGGTTAGTAATCAAGGTGGGCATTCTTTATATTCATTATTTAAAAAGATAAACGCTGATACTAAATATTTTAGTGAACTAAAGGATATTGTATTTGTTCCAACCAAAGGGGGTGACAAGGAATCAAAGGTTATTGTTTCTTTACCTATGGAATACCAACCATTGTGGAAAAAATCAAAATCATTATTTTATAATCATGCAATAAGTTTTTTAAAAAAAAGAGGATTGGATGGTATTGATATTAAAAAGTACAAAATTGGATTTTGTGATACTGGTGTTTATCAAAATAGGATTATTATTCCTAGCTATGATGATAATGGTATATTGAATTATTTCGTAGGTAGGTCATTTATGGGTGGAATGAAATATAAAAATCCAAATGTATCAAGAGATATAGTTCCATTTGATTGGTTTATTGCTTGGTCTTATCCAATTGTATTATGTGAGGGTATGTTTGATGCTATTTCAATCAGAACAAATGCAATACCGATGTTGAGTAAAAAACCACCAAAGAGTTTATTAAGAAAAATATTTGAAAAGAAAGTAAAAACAATTTATATTGCTTTAGATGAAGATGCTAAAAAAGATGCTTATAATCTATCAGAATTTTTTAAAGATTTTGGTATAGATTCCAAAGTAGTAAAATTACCAAAGAATAAAGATCCTAATGATTTGGGATTTGAATATATGACTAATTTAATTGATAAGACAATATCATCAAGTTTTTCAGATATGATACAGGCAAAATTATATGGATAAAATTAAAACTATAGCACACTTAGCAGATATTCACATCAGAAAACTACATAGGTTTGTGGAATATCGAGATGTGTTTAAGAGATTATATAAAAAATTGAAGGAAGTAAAGCCTGATTTAATTTACATAGGTGGTGATATTGTTCATGGAAAACTTGATACATCGCCAGAAGAAGTTAGATTAGTTGCTGATTTCTTTTTAAAGTTAAGTGCTATCTCACCCACATTAATAATTCCTGGAAATCATGATTGTAATTTAAACAATAAATCACGTGAAGATGTTTTATCACCAATAATAGATTTAGTAAAACAAATAAATCCAAATATACACTATTGGAAAAAAAGTGGTGTATATGAGTTGGGTGGACATAAATTTGGTTTCTTATCAGTATTTGATATAAATAAAGAAGGTAAACCAAATGTAAAGAATTTACCTAAAGCATCAGATATAGAGGGGGATACAAAAATAGCTGTTTATCACGGTGGTGTGGGTACTTTTGAAGTTGATACTGGATTGGAGATGCAGGATGACGATGTGAAGGTTTCACATTTTGATGGATATGATATGGTTCTATTGGGTGACATTCATAAAAGACAATTTCTTAATAAAGGAGAAACAATTGCATATTGTGGTTCATTGATTCAACAGAACTTTGCTGAGGCACCAGAACATGGATTTTTACTTTGGGATGTGGAAAAAAGAAAATCTGAATTCATCAGGGTAGAAAATGATTATGGTTTTAAAACTATATTGGTTGAAGATGGTAAGATAAAAAGTAAGATGTCTTTTATACCAAAATTTGGTAATATAAAAATAAAATACAAAGATACTTCAGTAGAAGAATTGAGATTGATTGAATTAGATTTAAGAAAGAACTATAGAAAATTAAAACAAATAGTTACTGAAAAAATAACAAGTATTGATTCCCACTTACATCAAGGTCAAAATAAAATATCAATAGATGATATACATGATTTGGATGTTCAGAATAAACTTGTTTCAAAGGTATTGAAAGAAGAAAATCCTAATATAGATGATGAAACAATAGATAGAATATATAAAATAAATGAACAGACAAATTCATCTGTTTCTATGATGAAGGATAAACCACGGAATATAGAGTGGAGATTAAAGTATATTGAGTTTGATAATATGTTTAGTTATGGTAAAGGTAATAAGATTGACTTCACTAAATTAAATGGAATTGTTGGACTCATAGCTCCAAACCATAGTGGTAAGTCGGCATTATTTGATATTATTTCTTATGCTATATTTGATGCATGTTCTAGAACTTATAAGGCTATGGAAGTTTTGAATAGAAGAACTAGGAAATTTGAAATAAAGTTGGCTATAGAAGTAAATGGTGTTACATATTTTATACATAGAGTTGGTACATTAAAAAGAAGAACTGCCAGAAAGACTGGAATAGTTACAAAGACTTGCCCTGTATCTGTTAAATTTTATATGGAAGAGAATGGGGAAATGATTGATTTATCTGGAGCACAAAGAAGTAATTCACAATATGGAACTGGAACTAATGAAGAGATACGAAATATATTAGGAACATTCGATGATTTTATTTTAACTTCAATGTCTTTACAAAATAATGGACAAAATTTTGTAGAGAAGAAGCAATCGGAAAGAAAACAAATTTTGTCTCAATTTCTTGATATTGAATTGTTTGATAAATTATACGATATAGCAAGAGAGGATGTTGCTGAAGAAAAAGCTTTACATAGAAGAATGAAAGACAAAGAATTGTTTTATCAAATTTCTAAATTGGAAGAGGATTTGATTGCACAACAATCTACACTTAAAATAGAGGAAAAAGAATTAAATAAATTTAATAAGATAATTGATAGAAATAGTAAGAAAAAAGAAAGATTTATAAAGAAGTTAAAAGATATAGATGTTGTTTTGGATAAAACAAATTTTGAAGAAGAAATAAATAAATTGGAAACTCACATAGAAACCAATAATGAAATTTTAAATACTGAATTGGAATATAAAGAAGATTTAAGATCTCTATATAATCAATTATTGAAAGATAGTAAGACTTATGATGAAGATAAAATAGCTGAAGATTTCGAAGCATATAGAGAAATGCAATCAGAGGAAAAAGAACTTTCTAATGCAATTTTATTAGTACAATCAACAATAAAAGAGGCTGAAGAAAAGTTATCTCATTTAGAAAAATATGAATATGATGAAAACTGCGAATTTTGTTTAGAGAATGGTAAACATCAAATTGAAGATAAAAAATCTATGGAGAATGAGATAGAGGATAAGAAAGTTAAGTTGGAGAAAATAAAACTTGCAAAATTGGGAGTTTCTAATAAACTTGTTATATTGGGTGATTCAGAACAAATTAAGATAAAATATGAACAACTTGCTGAGGATTTAAAAAGAGTTGAGAGTGATGCTTATAAAAATCATGCAAAGTTGAAGCAGATAGAAAAAGACATATCAGAAGATGAAATGAATCTTTCTTCACTATATGAGGATAAGAAAAATTACGATAAGAATAAAGCTTTAATCCAACATAACGAAGAAGTTAATAAGAATCTAAAAGAGATTGTTTCTGAGCTTGATTCTAACATATCTCTAAGAGATGATTTGAGTAAAAAAGTTGAGAGATTAAAAACAAATATAACTGTTATCGAAACCAATAAATTGAATATAGAAAATGAAATAAAACAATTTATAGAAATTGAACAAAAGATAAATGATTATTCTCTGTATTTAAATCTTGTTGCTCGAGATGGAATACCTAGATTGATTATAAATGATGCTTTACCAATCATTGAGAATGAGGTAAATGCAGTATTACAACATATGATGGTTGGGTTTGAATTGAAACTTAGAAATGAAGATAAGAACATAAACATTTATATAAAGTATGATGAGGATGAATGGGCATTGGATTTATCAAGTGGAATGGAGAAGTTCGTATCTTCACTCGCATTGAGAGTTGGGTTAATCAATGTATCTAATTTACCACATCCAAGTTTTCTTGTAATCGATGAGGGATTCGGTACATTGGATTCGGAAAACTTAGCAAATATGAAAGGAGCTTTTGATTACTTAAAAACCAGATTTCAATCTGTTTTCATTATAACACACTTAGACACTATAAAAGATTTTATGGATTATTTACTACCAATTAATAAAACTACGAGTGGTTATTCTAAGATAACTTATACTTAATTTTGATTTATTTTATTAGAGTATAATATATTTTTAGGTTTATTGCCACCTCTTTTCAAACTTAATATATGTTGGTTTAAAACAGCACTCATAGTAGTGCTTTCATCTTTAACATAAAGTCTAAACCATTCCATTAGCGTTTCATCTATTGTAAAAGAATATTTTCTTTTCATACCGATATTATCCTTATTTTATACATATAAATAAATATCATATATTATTTCTTAAATATTTATTAATAAGATTTAGGATTAATACATGTCAACATATTCACAAACTTTGGATTTAGAATCATATCGGTATTATATTGATACTGAAATTAATAATACTACATATTTTACTTTAAGTTTATTGCCAGATATTTTAGGTTATGGTAAACATCCATTTATAATAACATACAATCCACCAGAAGATTTACCACCACTACAATCTGGTGCAAATTTATTATTTGAATTTGTTGATTCCAAAGGTGTTGTAATATATTCGGAAATAACTACTGCACTTAGTGGTGGGGGTATAGGATATGTTTGGGTAAAGAAAAACCCATTGAGAACTTCTGCAGAAATAGCTGATGGAATGGCTAAATTTTATATAGTTAGTTCTCTTGATTCACAATATACTCCAGGTGAATTTGATGATGCATATAATATAAGAAGTACCTTTGAATATGAAATAAGAAAAGATTACCAAAACACTTCTCCAATACTTTTTCCTACACCAACTTTATTACAGAGTGGTTTTGAGATTAATCAGAGTATTGAATTTGATACTGGTGATACCCATGTATCAAGAAGTTATGTCAATGTTAGTGCTTCACATTTACAAACTAATGGTGGTCAAGCGAGATTTGCTGAACTTTCATATAAAGAATCAAATACTCAAGCTACAGAATATACTACATTATCTACATATGAAATAAGTGGAAGTAATTATGAGGTTCCAGTAGATGATTCTGCTGGTTTGAATATATTGTCCCATCAATATAAAGTTCCTGTTCCAAATGATTTTAGAAGAAATACTCCTGTTGTTTTTAGATTAAGAATTAAAAATCCAAATGGGGATATAGCACAATATTATACGGGAAGTTTATTAAATACTGATATAGAAATAACTTCATCAGAACAAACATTTACAGGTTCAGCTCTTTTTATTGAGGGTAATGATAATTTAATAAGTGGTTCATTATATACTGGTGATGCTGTTGGTGATGGTTTTGAAATGGCTGCTAGAGATGGTGGTGCTTATTTAAAATCAAAAGAATATACTGGTTTTTCAAATGGTAATACGGGGGTTATGTTATTTAGTGGTTCTGTTTTACCAACTGCTACCGATGATGATTATAAAGGAGTTGGATTAGAGTTATATGGAAGCGCTAATTCATTTTTAAAATTTAGAAGTATACCATCTGAGTTGGATATAAGAACCGATAAATTTTTTGTTGGTAATACTACAACTCAATTCATAAGTGGTGCTAATAATAATATTGAGATAAGTTCATCTGATTTTCATTTAGATCCAAATAATGATACATTAGTAATTGGTGCTAATGCAACAATTAATGCTGGATTGACAGTAAATAGTTTAAGAACACCTGCTACAATCGGTGGAGTTGCATCAACCGAACAAAACTCTTCATCATCTATAGATTCTAAGGGATTCGCCAGATTTGTATCAGCTTCAATTGGTAGTTTTGGTGTTAGTGATAATGCTTTTTTCTCACCACCTGATGAGCCTGTAACTCCTAATTTTTACATAAGTGGCGCTGCAACTGGAACAGAATACTTTATATCTTCTTCTAATTTTCAAGTCAAAGCAGATGGAACTATTGAAGCGAGTGCTGGAGTAATTGGAAGTGGTGTTACTATTGATGCTGATTTAACTGCAAATGCTATACGAACTCCAGCACTAATTGGGGGAGTTGCTTCTACTGCCACAAATGCTTCTTCAAGTATAGACTCAAAAGGTTTCGCAAGTTTCAAATCAGCATCTATTGCTGGTTTTGTAATAAATCCAATTGCGATTGTAAGTACTGATGGGAATTTGGTATTAAGTTCTTCTGGTAAAATAACTGCTTCAGCAGCTAAGATAGATGGTGATATAACTGCTACAAAGGGTTCTTTTGGTGGAATTACAATTGATAGTACTGGAATAAATTCAGATTCACATGAACTTTCAATTACAGGTTCAACGGGACAAATAACTGCTTCAGCTGCAAAAATATCAGGTAATATAACCGCCACAACTGGGCAGATTGGTGGAATAACAATTAAGAATGCAGGAATACATTCTGATTCACACCAACTTTCAATTACGGGTTCAACTGGACAAATAACAGCTTCTGCAGCTAAATTAACAACTGCTGACATTAGTGGAAAAATAACAGCTGATGAAGGTAGTATTGGTGGAATAACTATTAAAAGTCAAGGAATACATTCCGATTCACATCAACTTTCAATTACAGGTTCAACGGGACAGATTACAGCATCTGCAGCTAAGTTGACATCAGCTGACATTAGTGGAAAAATAACTGCTAATGAGGGTAGTATTGGTGGGTGGACTGTAGATAGTAATGCTATTTATATCGGAACTGAAGTGGCTGATGATACATTTACAAGCGCAGGTCATATAACATTGGGGGCTGGTTTTTTAGGTTCTAATCAATTTAAAATAGCAGCAGATGGTGCGGCTACTTTTAAAGGATCTATTACTGGTGGTTCAATAGAGATTGGTACTAATGCTTGGAGTGTGGATTCTTCAGGTAATATGTGGTGGGGAAATGATGCTGATTATAGCACAGCAGTAAGTAATGGTGGAATTACAATATCTTCTGCTGGTGCTGTCAATTTCACTTCAGGTGTATTTAGTGGGGATTTGACTGGTGCTACTGGTACTTTTAGTGCTAACATAAAGATAGGAGATAAAGCTACATTTGCTGCTGATGGTAATGATGGAGTTTTTATAAGTTCAGATGGAATTTCTCTTGGTGATGAAAATGAATTTCAAGTTACCAATGCTGGTTCATTAACAGCTAAGGCTGGGACAATTGCTAATTGGAATATAAGAACTTCGGATATCTATTCTGGAACTGATTCTGATTATATTCAATTGGGTTCAACCGGAATACAATTAGGTGATTCTACATTTGGTGATGCACCTTTCAGTGTAACCAATGCTGGAGTTTTAAAATCAACATCAGGTACTATAGGTGGGTGGACAATAGGTTCTACACTATCAGCAACGAATATTTTATTAGATCCTACTACTCCAAAAATAACACTTGGCAGTAAAGCAACATTAACTGACTCTAATACGGGACTTTATTTGGGGACAGATGGAATTGCATTAGGCGCAAGTTCAGTATTTAAAGTTACAAGTGCTGGAGTTTTAACTTCAACAAGTGGAACTATTGGTGGTTGGACATTAGGTAGTGAAACGATAGTTGGTTCAAATCTAACTTTAAGATCTAGTGGTATTATAGAAACTAATGATTTTGCAAGTGGAGTTAAAGGATTTAGATTAGATTCTGCTGGTAATGGAAGTGCTGAATTTGAAAACATAACCATTAGGGGAACACTATCGACAACTGTATTTGAAAAAGAAACAGTCAATGCAGTTGGTGGGCAATTATATGTTGGTAATTCAACTACTATTACTGGTTCTACACAATTAGCTTCTACTGCTACAACTATGAGTGTTGCAAATATTGGTGGATTTGTGGCAAATGAAATAATATCTGCAAAGAAAGTAACAGATACAGGTTTCTCAACAGAATATATGTTGGTTGAAAGTTCGTCAAGAAATAATCCAGAAAGTGGTACAGATATTGGTGGTAAGTTATATGTGAAACGTGGATATAGTGGTTCACTTCCTGGAACAAATGATACAAGTTCCCTTGGTGATAGCGCTTCAATTGCTACAACTTATGAACCTGGACAAGTAATTGTATCGACTGGAAAAGAGGGTACGGGATTTATAAGATTAAATGCAAATCCAAATGATTCTACAACACCTTATATTGATGTTGTAGAAAGAACTGGAAGTGCTATTTATGATATACAATTAAAAACAAGACTTGGAGATTTAAGTGGATTAAGTCAAGAAAAACTACATGGTACAAATCCTGCTAATGCTGGTTTTGGTTTGTATGGGGAGAATGTTTTCTTACAGGGTGGAATAGTTGCTAATACTGGTTCAATCGGTGGTATAAAAATGCAGTCTAATAAGTTGTTCACTGGTGCGGGGACTTTTGGTACAGCGGATACTGGTGTTTATTTGGATAGTAGTGGACAATTTAGTTTAAAGGATAAATTTAAATGGGATAATAGCACCCTAACAATTACTGGTTCATTAGCCATATCAGATGGTGATGTATCTAAATCTTTAGCATCAATAAACACAACCACACAAAGTATAAATTTAGGAATTACCTCATTAAATAATACAACGGGATCTCATAATGCTAGAATATCAGCAATTGAAATAACTACTGGAAGTATCAATCTTAGTGTATCATCATTAAATGAGAGCACAGCTTCTGTAGGTCAAACTACTGGTTCATTAAATGCTACAACAGCATCTTTACAAAATTCAATAACTTCACAAGATTCAAGAATAAGTTCAATCGAATTAACTACTGGAAGTATCAATTTGTCTGTGAGTGCTCTTGAGTCTACAACAACTTCTTTGAATACTGAAACTGGTTCATTACAAAGTTCAATAACAACACAAGATGCAAGATTGGCTGAGATAGAGTTGACAACTGGTAGTATTAATCTTAGTGTTAGTGCTATTGAAACTGCTACAGCCTCTTTAAATACGACAACTGGTTCATTGAATACTTCTATAGCTACACAGAATCAAAGATTGGCTGATATAGAACTAACCACAGGAAGTATAAACTTATCTGTTAGTGCTATTGAAAGTGCCACTGCCTCATTGAACACAACAACTGGCTCATTGAATACTTCTATAGCTACACAAAATCAAAGATTAGCTGACATAGAATTGACTACCGGTAGTATAAATCTAAGTGTATCTGCAATTGAAAGTGCCACAGCATCATTGAACACAACAACTGGTTCATTAAACGATTCCATAACCACACAGAATCAGAGATTGGCTGAGATAGAATTAACCACTGGTAGCATAAATCTAAGCGTTGAGGCAATAAAACAAACAACTGGTTCCCAAGACCAAAGGTTAAGTCAAATTGAATTAGAAACTGGTAGTATCAACCTTAGTGTATCATCTATAAACGATACAACAGGTTCGCAGAGTGATAGGTTGTCGCAAATTGAACTGACAACTGGTAGTATAGAATTAAGCGTTGAAGCAATAAAACAAACAACTGGTTCCCAAGACCAAAGGTTAAGTCAAATTGAAATAGAAACTGGTAGTATTAATCTCAATGTATCTTCAATACATCAAACTACATCCTCACAAGACAATAGATTATCACAAATCGAATTGGAGACTGGTAGCATTAATCTTAGTGTGGCTTCAATAAATCAAGAGACAGGTTCACAAGACCAAAGGTTGAGTCAAATTGAATTAACCACTGGTAGCATAAACCTAAGCGTTGAATCGATAAAACAGACGACAGGTTCGCAGGATAATAGATTATCACAAATCGAATTAGAAACTGGTAGTATCAACCTTAGTGTATCATCTATAAACGATACAACGGGTTCTCAAGACCAAAGGTTGAGTCAAATAGAGTTGGAGACTGGTAGCATAAACCTAAGTGTGGCTTCAATAAATCAAGAGACAGGTTCACAAGACCAAAGGTTGAGTCAAATTGAGTTGACAACTGGTAGTATAAATTTAAGTGTATCTGCGATAGAAGCTACAACATCCTCATTGAACACCGCTACAGGTTCTCAAAATCAAAGATTGTCTGAGATAGAGTTAGAGACTGGTAGCATTAATCTTAGTGTATCATCTATAAACGATACAACGGGTTCTCAAGACCAAAGGTTGAGTCAGATTGAACTTACAACTGGTAGTATAGAATTGAGTGTTACTGCTCTTAATAATGATTCGTCTTCAAACTTAACTGCTCTTAACATAAACCAAGCAGGAGTACAGATATCAGGATCTAAATTGGAATTTAGCGGTTCGACATTTGTTTTTGGGAATAAAGGTGCTGTTGGTTCACAATTCATAAGTGGTTCTGATGGTGAATTAGAAATAAGTTCAAGTACATTTGCATTAAAAGGTGGTGCAATAACTGCAAGTGCTGGTGTCATAGGTGGATTTTTAATAAATTCAACACAAATAAAAGCTAGTGGTTCATCGACAGACTTCTTATTAACCTCTGGTGTAAATGGTAGTAGTGACACATCTGGTGATGTGGATGTGACGATGATAGGAACTTCACAGAGGGAATTTGATGGTACGATAGTAAAGGCTGAATACACAGGTTCAACTACAGATACCAGCGATAGTGGTGTTGCTCAATTAATAGTAATATTGGATGGTGTGGATCAAACACCTGTAAATATAGTTGGTTCTGATAATAATACAAATGAAATAGAAAGAGAAGACACAACAAATTATTCATATACGGCTGGGCAGACTGTTGGTGCAAAAATAAGGTTTCCAGACCAATCAAGCGGAACATTTGCTATAAATGAAATGACAGTGAGACTAACTCTTAATGAGGTTAGTTCGCCAGAACAAAATGGAATAGTAATTGATTCTTCTGTACCATCTATATCTTTAGGTTCAGGTTCGTTTGGAGAAACTGGAATTCAATTAGAAGTAAGTAAAAGCATTACAAAAGCACATATTGGGGAATTGACTGGTTCACATCTACGATATGATGAGGGTGGATTTGATATAAGTTCTTCTAAATTTTATTTTGGTTCTTCCACAGGCACATATATAAGTGGTTCAAATGGAAATCTAAAAATACAATCAGATAAGTTTACATTAGCTCAGAATGGTGATGTGACAATAGAAGGTCAGGTATCTGCAAGTAGTGGTGATATTGGTGGAATAAATATATCATCAAATCAGATTTCTGCTGGATCCTTTAGTTTAACCAATGGTGGAATACTAACGGCTGTCGGAGCAGATTTGGCTGGAACCATAAGTGCTAGTGCTGGAAACATAGGTGGATTGAAATTAGAAGAGGGTAAGTTATCAGCTGGAGCTGGTGGTGGGGATGTATTTTCAATAACAGGTTCTACTGGACAACTTACGGCTTCAAATGCTTTGATACAAGGTAGGTTGACTGCTGAGAGTATCAATGCAACAGGTTCAGGAGTTATCGGTGGTTTTGATATAAGTGGTACACAGATAAATGACACTGGTAATAATTTAATATTGAAATCCAATGGACAGATAACAGCTTCAGCTGCACAGCTAAGTGGTGATTTAATTGCAAATAATATTAGTGCTGATAGTGGTTCAATCGGTGGATGGATATTGGGTGACAGTGCTATATCTAAATCCTTTGGGGCTGGTTTAACACAATCCATAGCTCTAACCTCTTCTGCTGATAATATGGTTGGATTGGAATTTAAGGATAATGATACGAGTCAATTGAGGGTTGGTGCTAACTTTGAATTCTCTACCTTACCAGATACATCCGAACCATTGACAAATCTATCTTTCGAAAGACCTGGTGCTGGTGCATCATATCCGATTATTGATAATGTTTCTTCGTGGACAATTGATACACCAACTGTAAGGAATGCTGCTGATGATGGGGTTTATTCATTGAACAACCCAAGTATTGGTGGTCTTGGAACTGTATCTTCCTCTTATGTCGTTGGTAGAAATGATTTGGATTATCAACTTATAAGTGAGGACTACGCTGATACTCCTGCTAATAAATCAATGACAAATGAGGATAGAAGATTTCAGAGGGCTTCGGATGTGACACCATTTGGGGATAACTTTCTAGCAGTCTCTGCTAGTTTCAATAATGACATCAAAGATGGTACATCGGCATTGGGATTTAGCTTTAAAACTACATTGACACAACAATCATCCACCTCACAGACTTTGGAACCTGGCTCTAGTATAACTTTTGGTGGAAGTTACTTAATACCAGATTTACTTTATAATGATTATGTCTTTCAGAATCATTTTGGAAAAACATTGAGTGGGGTTAGCATCACACCTGGTGTTTCCACATCATGGCAGAATAGAACAATAGGTATGACATTTAGAATAATTCTACAGTTAAAAATAGGAAGTGATGTAGTTGCACAAAGAACAGCATTCTCCTACTCATATGAGCATCCTACTAGAACCTTCACACATGAGGATTGGAATAAATGGCATAACTTTTCATCTAACTACACCAATAACACCAATAGTGACAAAACTGGAAATGTTAGCTTAGTTTTGATAAACGAACTTATTGGGGGAAGAGCAACTACTTTCGACCAAAACAATTCAGGTGAGAGATATGATAACGCATATCACGGTATGGGATTGGGATACAATCCTGTCACCACAAACCAAGATCTATTGGGAGAATTTTTTACACCCATAGTTTTATTTGATAACTTTAGTGTTGTTGTGGGTTCAAAACCAGTTGTTGAGGTTTCACCTGAAGGTATAAATGCACAGCTAAACAGAGGTGAGTTTTTTAAATTTACCAGAGATGGTTTGGAATTGGCTACGAATAGGTCCGTATCTTTTACACAAGTCAATCCAAAGGCTGTGTTGTTTGATGTATCGGCGAGTAATGCTGATGGTATAAATTTAAATCCACAGATTAGTTTCAACTCATCACACACCTCATCCTTTAGTTCGCCAAATACAATATCCCTAAAGGGGCAAGGCGCTTTCGCTTCATCATCTGCTACCGACACAAAGGTTGGTAGGGGTGGAGATATTATCATAGCCGCTGGAGATGGTGCTAATACTGGTGCTACTGGAATTACTGCTGGGGTTGGTGGTGATTTATATTTGAGAAGTGGGGATAGGGGATTACATTCAGATGGTGGAACGAGTGGAACACCTGGAAACATCTACATAACGGGTAGTATCTTCAGTAGTGGTTCTGTAACTATAGATGGGAAATATACAATACCAAATACAACAGGAACTTCTGGTGATGTATTGAAATGGCCATCAAGTGGAACAACATTGGAATGGGGAGCTGGTGGTTCTGGTGGTAGTGGTGGAACTATTACAGCCTTAAATAATCAAACTGAAAATAGACTTGTAACCATAGGTTCAACTACAACTGAATTAGATGGTGAGGCTAATCTAACTTTCGATGGTTCGACATTAACTGTAACTGGTGATATAGATCCTGGTGCTTCTGCAACTCATGATTTGGGTTCAACAACTTTGAGATGGAGAAATGTATACACCACTGACCTTCAGCTTTCCAATATGGATAGGGAAGAGGGTAATAAGGTTGATGGTACGAAAGGTGATTGGACACTGCAAGAGGGTAAGGATGATTTGTATGTAATTAATAATCTAACTGGAAAGAAGTTTAAGATATCGTTAACACCAGTAGATGAGGATTAGTTATGCCTGTTAATATGGGAAGTACATCAACCAGTGGATATTTAGTCACACCCACCAGACCAATAAGGGATAATCTACAATTGTTTTTAGATCCCGCAGACGAAAAATCTTATAGTGGAGACACCGCATTGAAGTTGGAAGATTTATCTGGAGTAAATGGTCCATCGGGAAATGATTTTTCATTTGCTAATATAAATAATTCTGATTTACTACAAAGTGGTTATTATAATAATTTTAAATTTGATGGTACAAATGATTATATGTCAATGACTAGTAATTCTTTTGTCAATGGTAGTACAGGGGATTTTACAATACAGATGTGGGTATATCGGATAAGTCAGATAGAAGAAACTTTTTTTTCAAAAGGAAATTATTCTTCTGGTAATGCAAAGGCTTTTTCATTTGGGACAACAGATACTGACCAAGAAACCACTGGTACTAAATTAGTTTGTTTGATTAAACCAACAAATACATTTTATGCATTTGCAACAACATCAAATTTAGCTACAGGTCAATGGAACAATATAGCTTGGACATATAGTAGAACTGTTTCGAATAATAAATTATATATAAATGGGGTTTCACAATCAACAACACAAACAATGGGAAATTCAAGTAATTGGTCTAGTGCTGGTACTTTAAGTAATCCTGATGTTGCTGTTATTGGATCTATATTATATGGAAAACCAGCTAGTGCATGGTATGCTTCAAGTTCTGCGATTGGTCCTATATTATTTTATAATAAATTATTAGACAATACTGAAATTTTACACAATTATAGATTACATGCAAACAGATATGGATTAACATAATGGGGTTACAATCAACTTCGGAAAGATTTATTGGTGGAAAACATCCTATAAGGGATAATCTACTTCTTTATTTGGATGCTGGTAATAAAAAATCATATGATAATACAGGTACAACTTGGACTGATTTGAGTGGTAACACTACACATCCAACCTTAGTAAATGGATTGGGGTTAGACACTACGGATATTAAAGGTCCGATGTTTGAGTTTGATGGTACTAATGATTATGTAGATATAGGTCAAAAACTATCTTTTGCTAGTGCTACATCACAGTTATCAATTGAAGTTTGGTTTAAATCGAATACTGTTATTGGTTCGTTGGGTGGTTTGGTGACACAAGGTGATGGTCAAGGTTCTTTTGGTATCGATTTAGTAAATGATGGAACTTTAAGAATGGGTGTTAATGGTGTTTCTCATGCTATAGCTTCGACAACGGGCACTTTAACTACAAATAAATATTATTGTGTTGTTGGTACATATGCCACAACACCATTAACCAAAATATATTTGAATGGTAAGTTTGAGGCACAAAGCACAACAAATCCAAATCTCACTGTTGCTGGTCTTGATAATACAAATCTTAAAATAGGACATAAGGATGAAACGAGTGGTTCGAGTAAACCAAAATATTTTGATGGTAAGATAGCTATCGTTAGAGTCTACGAAAAAACACTATCTGCAGATGAGGTTGCTTATAATTTTAGTGTTGATAGAGGGAGATTTGATATCTGATGGGTATTAATATTGGTATAGATAGCGATGGACACTTCATTGGTGGTGGTGAGGTTGTACAAAATGATAATCTTGTATTACATTTGGATCCATATGATTATGGTTCGATGGGTGAGAATGGTGGAACTCCTCCTAATTATATTAGAGATTTGAGTGCATATGAAAATGATTTTACCATGATAAATGGTGCTGATTCAAAATCAGAAGGACATTGGAGTTTTGATGGAACGGATGATTTTGCTTATATAATTGATGATAGTGATTTTGATATAGGTACTAATGATTTTACTATTCAAATGTGGATAAAATTAACAACTACAGATACAGCTTATATTTTTAATAAATGGAGCCCTTTCTCAGGATATTTGATGGTTTTTTATAGTGGTTCGATGAGGTGTAGAATGAATGATGTTTATGTAAATGTAGATTCAGTTAAAACATGGACTGGTAATTGGGTAAATGTTGCATGGACTTGTGATAGAGATGGGAGCACTAAATTATATCATAATGGAGTATTAGCTAATACAGATTATGGAACAATTGTTACTTCAGCTATTAATACAAGTTATTATACTTACATAAGTGGTTATAGTAACACATCAACTACTGCAACAACTGATGAGATTACAGGTTATGTTGGTCCGGTGTTGTTTTATAATGGAATTGCATTAAATGAAAATCAAATAAACCAAAATTTTAATGTGTATAGAGGAATATATGGAATATAAAATCTACATCAATCTTTTACAACAACCAACATATTTATACATAAGGAATAGTGTATTATGAGTGTTAGAGGAACAACTTGGTCGCAGTCAAATATTAAATGGAGTTTGGCTAGGTATACTTTTGCTGAATTTAGTTTAGCATATGAGTTAGATCAAATACGTGGTAGTTCTTCAAGACGAAGGAGAAAATACGCTGAACTTTGGAAGAAGTCTCCTGAGAAGAAAGAGAGATTTATTGAACTCTTTTTAAAGGTAAATGGAGTTGATGTGAAACATACAGCGAAAATATCACCAGATGTAGATGTAGATGTATCTGATATAGATTTAGTGATACAAGAAATATTACAAAAACCAACGGTATCTATAAGTGTCGCTTAAACTTTATACAGATAAAACGGAATTATTTGAATGTAATGTGGCATTAGAGGGGGCTGCTATAAGTGATTCAAAGTTAAGAGCTATCTTAAAATTTGATGATAAAAATCTTATGGTTGAGGGAACAATAGATTCTAATGGTAAGGGAAATATTTTATTGCCAAAGCTTAAAAACATTTCAAAGGATGGTGAAGCTGGGATAATGGAATTGGAAGTAATTGCTGAGGATGCTTATTTTCAACCTTATGAGGAAGCTTTTAGTGTTTTGACAAGTAAAAAAGCTAAAGTAGAATCAATAGGAACTAAATCAGTAAAACCAAAAATTATGATAGAAAAAATTGATAAATCAAATAAACACAATGATTTTATAAAAATTTTAAAAGAAATGGGTATTACCAAAAAACAAATGGTAAATAATAAAAAAACTTTTAGGGATATTCTATATACTTATTATAGAGAGGCTAATTTAAATGAAAAATTTGACTCTTTTTATAATATGGTTATTGGAAGAATATAATAGGTTATGTCTACTAACAATTTAGGACCAACATTAATTTCAGATACTTTTAAGCACTTACTTCAAGTTCGTGATGATGATAAGACTATCTTCGATGGAGATGGTGATTTATTAGATGATTTTAGAGTATCTGGTAGTTTCACTACAAGTGAATATTTAGAGATAGAGAATGGAACATCTCAGACTGGAAATAAATTACATAGTAGAGGTGGAACTCTTTATTGGGGTAACACAAATTTAGAAACTGGCGGTGCTGGCATGTCAAATATTGTTGAAGATGCCACTCCACAATTAGGTGGTGATTTAGATTTAAATTCATTTAATATAGTGGGAAATGGGTCTGGTAGTTTCAAAGAAATGAATATTGGTGAACATCAAAATACTTTTGATTCGTTTTTTAGATTGGCACCAACTACTGTAGATAAAGATTTGGTATCCATTAAGAGTGGAGCTCAAGAAGCACTTAATATTAATCAAGAAGGAGTGGTTAAATTTGGTTCTTTTGATTCAGAACCAACCATAGTGGAAGGTGCTATGTATTATAATTCAACCGATAAGGAATTTTATTTAGGGAAATAAATCATGGCAAGTTGGAAGAAGATTATAACGAGCGGAAGTTCCGCTCATTTACAAGCGATAACTACTGATAGTAATATTTCAGGTTCATTAACTTCTACGGGTTCATTTGGACATATAAAGGTAGGTGGTAATGATTTTTCAACAGCTGTTAGTTCATCAGCTGCAGCTTCTGGATTTGGAAGTGGTGGCGGTGGTGGTGGAAGTCAAAATTTATTTTCTACTGTAGCTGTTTCTGGTCAATCGGATGTTACAGCAGATTCTACTACTGATACATTAACTTTAGAAGGTGGTAGTGGTGTAACCATAACAACCAATAGCACAACCGACAAAATTACTTTCAGTAGTTACACTGCAGCACAGATAAGTGGTTCATTGGGTGAAAATCAAGAATTCATAAGAAGTTTAACAGGTGTAAAAATAAGTGGTTCATTTAACACTACAAGTTCTAGTTTAGCTAGTAGAGTTGCAACAAATAAAAATAGTATTGACACACTTAATGGTAAAACATTAGTAAGTTCTTCTCAACAAATAGGTGATGCAATAAGTGGTTCGTTTGGAAATCAAAGAGTTGGGACTACTAATGATGTGACTTTTGCTAGTGTAAGTTTAACTGGAAATGCAGTTATAGCTGGTGATTTGATTGTAACGGGTTCTACTATAAGTGCTAATTCATCCACTATAACAGATCAATTTATCTTTCTAGCATCTGGCTCTGAGGGTTCAAACTTAGATTCTGGTATTTTAATACAAAGTGGTTCTGTTGCTGGAAAGGGAAGTTTACTTTTTAAAAATAGTGTAGGTTCAAAAAACAATAGATGGTCTATAACAGAAAATGTTGCAACTGGTGATACAGCTGTAGATCCAGAACAATATGTAGCTACAGTAAATGCTCCAGAATTACACAATTCCGCTAGTAATTATGTTCCATCCGATAGTGATAAAAAATATGGAAAGGGTGAGATTTTTATAAATGGTGATGGGGAAATATTTATTTATTCATAATTTAAACAAAGGGTTATAAATGGGTGCAACAACATTAGGTGATACAGTAGAAAAAATAAAAGTAGAAGACTCTGTGAAAGAACAACCAAAACCAACGGAAAAAGTAGATGTAGGTTTGGGTTTGAATTTGGATGAAACTAAGTTTGTTTTAGCCAAACTTGCACAAATGGAGTATAAGGGGGTTGAAATAGAATTTATATATCACTTACTACAAAAATTACAAAATCATTTACAATACCTTTTAACTAAAGAATCAAAATAATATATTTATATATAGTTAATTAACTATATAAGGTTTATCAATGGCTGGTTGGAAACAAATTATCACATCTGGATCTAGTGCTGAATTAAAATCGGTACAGACTGAGAAAATAAGTGGAAATTCCGTTTCTATGGAAGCACAAAAGTTTCAATCAACGGGTAGTTTTTCTGTAGGGAGTAACCAATACGACATATCTAATCCACTTTATAGTAATGATGGTGGTATGGGTGATAGAGACCAAAGTATTACTATTAGTGGTGAAATAAATGATACAAGAATAGTAGATGGTAATCAATTTATCGGTTCTGTTTATTTTTTACCACCAGGTATAAATAATTTAGATGTGGTTTTGGATTTTGGTTCGAATAAGTATATAAGTGAAATAAGAGTATATCCTAATGATGTTGATATAAGCGTAGTACATTATAGTTTGAATGGTTCGGATTTTACTAAGGTTTATGATGTCAATGATGTAACAGTAGTGGATAATGCTAACCAAAATGTTTCAGGTTCAACAAATACATTTATATTTGAACCAATGAGACAATATGTTGGTAGGTTTTGGAAGATAGAATTTAGTAGAGAAACTTCTGGTTATTTAAATGAAATTGAATTTAAAATAAAAGAACCTGGTTTTGTTGTTAGAGAAGATTTTCTATTTGAGTCTGGTTCTTTATTTGTTAATAATGGGGATATATTACCATCTACTGACAAAGGAAGTAATTTGGGTTCAGAGCAGCGAAGATTTGCTAATATATACGCTGGTGACTTGGAATTAAGTAATGAACATCATCCAAAGGGTGGTAATGAAGTTGATGGTACAACTGGTAACTGGACTATACAGGAAGGTGAAGAAGACCTATATTTATTAAATAGAAAGAATGGAAAAAGGTATAAATTTTTATTACAAAACATAGATGAATGAGTAATGATTTAAGATTTAATCTATATTTATTAATGAGTATTTATAACCATGCGTAATTAAAAGTCATAATGGAGAACGATAGTGGCATTTATAGAAAGTAATACTGGATTTAGAGCCAATCATATATCAGCCAGTAGCATGACTGTCAATAGCCTTAGTGGCTCATTGGTGTCTTCTGCTTCTTTTGGTTCGGTTGAGATCGCCGGCTTTTCTGGTCAAACAAATTTATTAGATTTTTCCGCTTCCATAGCTACAGTAAGTGGTTCAGTCTCAACGAGATTGAGTTCTTTGGAATCAGGAACAACAACGAAAACATTAATTAGTAGTTCTGCTCAAATTGCAGAAGATATAAGTGGTTCGTTTGCTGCAGCTAGTGCTAGTTTTGCAACAACAACTACAACTAATACATCAAATATATCCACAAATACTGGGAATATCAGTACAAATACTGGAAATATAACTACTTTACAAGGTAGAAGTATAGCAACTGGTACTGGATTAAGTGGAGGTGGTGATTTATCAAGTGATAGAACATTAGCTGTTGATTTCACAGATGCTACACTACAAAGCAACATTAGTGGAGCTTTTTCTCAGGCAAGTGGTGGATTATCTTCAAGAATTGCAGTTATGGAAGGTGACGCTGCAAATGCACAGGGCTTGGCTACCACAAATTCTCCAACTTTTGCTGGAATGACTATACAAGGTGATTTAACTGCTGAAAATATAATTGTCTCATCATCAATTGTCCACTTTACCCAATCGTTCTCAAGTGGTTCAACTGTGTTTGGGGATACAGTAGATGATACGCATACTTTTACTGGTTCAATCCAATTATCAGGTTCGGGTGTTCAATTAAGCATATCGAACAATGGTGGTTCAGATGCTCCTTTTACTGTTAATGGTAATACAAATAAAGTTGCTAATCTTAATGCTGACTTATTGGATGATACTTCCTTAGATGCAATACCCGCTTATGTAGCTACAAATCTTGCGGCTAACGCACTTAGTGGTGATAAGATAAGTGGTGGAACAATCGATTCAACTACAATTACAAAGTTAGCAATTGGTGATTTGAGTATTGGTAGTGTAAATGATAATGAATTACATGTAAGAGAAGTACATAATGTAAATACTATATCAGGTTCCGCTGGTGCTAGTGCTTCTATTGATTATATTGAAGCAGCTAAAGATGGTAATATCGCTGGTAACTTAGTACAAACCATTAATGTAACTTTTAGTGGTAATGACTTTTTATTTAATGGTGATACTAAACCTAACTTTACTCTTTTACCAGGCTACACCTATAGGTTCAATCAGGAAGATTCTTCAAATGCTTCACACCTCATAGGATTTAAAAATGCTGGGAGTGATTACACAACTGGTGTTAGGAATGTAGGAACTGCTGGTTCTGCTGTTGCAGGAAAGGCACAATCTGTTTATACAGAATTGGTTGTAACTTCACAAACACCTGGACTCTTAACATATTATGATAAGACAGAGGGTGATGATGCTTCTGGTGCTAAGTTAGTAAAAGAAGGTGCTGCTGGTGGAGCTAGTTTGATTAGTGGTTCATTGATATCAACTGGTTCATTTGGTAGATTGGAAATGGCTAGTGGAACTTTCTTATCAGGAAGCCACATGACATTAGAAGGTCATGTAAGTAGTTCATTAGTATCAACTGGTTCATTCGGAACAATGCAGATTGCTGGATTTGCTGAAGAGAATAAGAATTTAACTTTCTTCTCATCTTCAATAGCATCAAGAGTACAATCAGCTGTTGCTGGTGGTGTTAACACAGTAACTGGTGGAACTGGTTTAAGTGATAGTGGAACAAACGATAAAACATTAGCTATTGATTTTGCAGATGCTACATTAAAAGCTGTTGTAAGTGGTTCTTGGCAAGGTCAACTTTCATCATCAAATTCAACTGTAGTTGGTGGTGGAGTTAGTGGTTCTGCCGCTTCTACATTTAAAGTTGGGGTAGGTGGAGTTCAAATTGCTAATCATTTAAAAGATAATCAAAAAACACATGTTGGTACTACAGATAGTGGTAAGTATTATGCTATTAGTGGTTCGGCTGTTTCTACTGGTTCATTTGGTAGATTAGAAACTGTAGAAGGTGCTAGTCTTGGTAATGGTGTAAGTGGTTCACTAACATCTACTGGTTCATTTGGACATATGGCTTTTGCGACATCATTGAGTGCTTCAGCAGGAACTACCGCTTCATTTGATAATGTAGGAATCAGAGGATTTTCTGCAGCTGAGGTTGATAGGGTTAGTACAAATCACGGTAGTGGTTTACTTGCATTCTCTGCTTCTGTTGCACAAAGACTTGCAGATGAGATGGATGATATTGAGGGGCAATTTACTGTAGTTGGAAATGACATACAATCGGTTAAATCTACAAGAATAAGTGGTTCATTGACAGTAAGTGCTTCGCATGCTACGAGTGCTTCATTAACTGTGCAAGGTCAGGGTGAGAATGTATTCAATGTAGATGGTACTGCTGGAAGATTGTTCACAATATCCGATACAATGAGTGGTTCACTATTTAGTGTTGCTGACTTCTCTGGACTTGCAGCTTTAGAGGTTTTTGATAATGATAGAATTACATTAGGATTAAATACTAATCCTATCGTTGTTGAGACAAACATAACTAATAACTCTGCTCAAATAAGTGGTTCATTACAATCAACTGCTTCTTTTGGACAGGTTGTTGCTGCTGATAAGGCTGTGTTGAAGGATGTGGATTTATCGGGCAACTTAGTTCCAACCACAGATGTGGCTACGGACTTGGGTTCGGCTAATAAGAGATTTGCTAACTTGTTCGTTGGTGACTTGTTACTAAGTAACAAAACGCGTATCAACCCTGATACCGAAAGGATAGGTAACTCTATCGATGGAACATGGGGTGACTATCAACTGCAAGAGGGTCATGAAGATCTCTTTATAGAAAACAAAAGAACGGGAAAAACATTTAGGTTCGTTTTACAGGAAGTTAAAACAGAGGAGTTGTAAACTATGGCTGTTAAATTTCAGCAACTTTCCGCTTGGTCTACAGGACCAGGTGTATCAACACCAAGATCAGGTAATAGAAATACATCTGATGGTGAGCCTTTTGAGGGAGTCCGACTTATGACGGAAGCAGTATGTTTTCAACGATACGGATTAAGCGGAGATAAAAATTCAGGGTTATTATTTGGTGGAACGGGTCATAACCTAAGTGGAACAGCTTTAGATGCTACTGAAGAGTATGATGGTTCAACTTGGGCTACATCAAATGCAATGACAACATGTGGTCTTTTCACCAGTGGTGTTGGTTCGCAGAATGCAACATTATCTACAACTTTTGGTTCACATAGATTTTCAGGAACAACTGTTGATACCAGCTGTGATAACTCTACGGAATCAGATTTTATTGATATGGTTAATAACCATTGTACTCCCGCAGCAGAAACAACTAGTAGGTTTCGAGGAGATGGGAGTCTTGAGTATAATGGAACGAGTTGGGATGCAACCGCAACCGATATAGCCGCTGCAGATGGTACAAGATGCCAGAACTTAAATGGTGGTATCGTTGGTGAGATGACAAATGCTATGGTTTTTGGTGGTGGTGGTTACTGTATTGTAACTCCATATACAGTATCAAATACACATGACCATACTTGTACAACTCAAGATAGACTTTATAATGGAACCAGTTGGTCTGTAACTGGAAATACATTGAATACAAATCGGTTTACTGGACAATCATTTGGAACTGCTGAATCAGCAGTTTACGCAGGTGGACATCGTATAGGTGGTAGTTACATCATGAGTTTATGGGCTGCAGGAAATTCAAGATCTTGTGTTGAAGAATATAATGGAACGAGTTGGTCTGCAGTTAATAATTTACCAACACCGAGACATGATGGTGGTGGAGCTGGAACACAGAATGATGGAATCGTTTTTGGTGGACATAATATAAGATGCACTTCTGCTAGTCCAGGAACTGGTGATGATGATGGTGATATAGACACTGGTGGCGTATGTGGAGAAGGTAAATCTACTTATTATGGATTATATACACAACATTATGATGGAGTTACTTGGAAAAATGCATCAGGATTAATGAATAATCACAGATGGGGTGTTCAAGGAACTGGTGGATCTCCAGGAAATGCTTTGGGTGGAGTTGGAATGGGTAGAACCACTGCAGAAGGTGTTTATCCTAATATTAAAGATTCTTCGGGTAGGGGTACTGATTCTCAAACAACAGCTGCTTGGTATAATGAATATTCGGATTATCATATAGCTCATGGGAGTTCATATACAGCTAGAGCAACATCTTATATAAACACTGTAGAGGAATATAATACAACAACTGGTGGGGTGCAATTTGGTCCAAGAATTACACCATTTAATTTATCTACTATGTGGGATGCTGGAAATTATAAGAGTTTCTTTGCTCCAGATAGGAAAGATAATGTTACTGATGGTATACATGGAAGATTAGGAACAACTGATTTTTATGCTAATACTAATATGACTGCTAGCCAATTTTCTGGCTCAACTGCTGGTACGGATTATGGACAATATACAGCTGGTGCACCATTTCAAGAATGTGTATCTCGTGGTGGTGGTTTATTTGGAACTGGATATGTGAGTGGTTCTGTACAATTTAAAGGGTGGAGTGTTGGTCCTGATTTACCTATTACAAAACAACAAGGTTGTATTTTAAGTAATAGAATGGCGAGATCTCGTGGTATAATGGCTGCTGGAAAGCAAGATTCTATGATAGCTATGGGTGGTGCTAATGGCGATGGTACAAATGGTCAATTATATTATGTTTTTAATGAATCAAGTATTTATGATGGAACATCTTATACTGATGGGCCAAAAATGCATAGAGCAATAAGTCATGGAGCAGCTGCTGGGAAGAATTCTGAAAGTGCAATAATTGTAGGTTCAATGTTTACTTCATTAAAGGGTGCTTTTGCTACTGGTGGTTGTGGTGATTGTTGTCGGGATGCAGAAGGATGCACATTTGTAAGAAATAATGATGTCTATGGATGGCAAGCTGAGTCGCATTTTATTGGTCATAATGCAAATATAGATAGTGAATCGAGCTTTCAAGCTTGTGTTGATGCTGGATGTCATGCAGGTGCCACACCTGGTGATGTAAATGTAAATGCACCAACATTGAATGATTGGACTGGTGATAAGGGTGGATATAACACACCATTTAAACATCCACAAGCTCCAACTTTAGCAGATGCTTGTATACATATGATGAATCAAACTTCACATTTAGATGGAACGACTTGGTCTGATGGTGGTGCCTTACCTGTTGGTGTATATGGAACAATGAGAAGTCCAGATATTGCCTACTCATGTACTGGTGATGTGGGGGGTACTGGTAAGGCTTATGGTAAAGGATCTTATGATCATAACGGTGAACATGCGGGAGCTCATTCATTTATAGGAGCGAGATATGTAGTAGGTGGTCCTACCAATGCACTTTTTATATGTGATTCCAATGGACAAAGTTTAACAAATGATGTTTCTTATATCGCATCTCCTTATTTAAGATCAGATAAGGCTGTAAATTATGATGGTTCTACTTGGTCGGCAGTTAATCATCCATTACACAGTGGATTATTTCGTGGAAATGCTATGGCTGGAAATCCAGAATCTAGTGTAAGAGTTGTGGGTGCGGCAGTTAAAGGTCCACATACTGATGGAAGTGTAAATGATTGTAAAACTGAAGAATATGATGGTGTAGTTTGGTCACAACTACCAAATCAATTGCTTCCAAGAAATTATGCTGGATGGACTGGAAATAGTTCGTTATCTGGACATATATGGGGTGGTTCTGGTAAAGCTGTTATTGGTGCTGATAACTATGCAAGGTCTGATAGTTGGGATGGAAATGCTTGGGCAGCTTCTTGTGCTATGATACAACATATACCAAGAACTATAGTTGGTGGTAATCTTCCAGCTAACCCTTCTAGTGCTGCACGGCAAGAAATACAAGAAGGTAAGCAAAGTCCAGCTGAAGGTCCACAGAGAGCTCAGATTTCAAGAGCTGGTGTGGGGACTATATCTGGAACTGATGATTATAATGCAAATGAAAGTACAGATAATAAAGGATTATCAGAGTCTTGGACAGCACATGGTTTAGGTACAACCAATTCTGCTTTTGCAGCTACTGGTTTTGTAATACCAACATGGAAATTAGGTCGTGCTTTTGATAATGCAGATAATGATGGGGTGAGAGTTACTGGTGGTTCAATGCAGACTACATTTTGGAATGATATAAAAGTTAAGGATATAAAGAATAACTTACATTTTACTGCTACTGGTTCATCCTTTCAACCTAAAGATGCGTTGTTGGATTGCACTACAGTACTGGATAGTGGTACGGGATCTCTTAGTTATGGAACTGGATTCGCTGCTGATATGAATGATGCAAGAATCGACACTACTTATCAAGATAAAAATCATTATATTGAATTGGATGGAAGTGGAAGCTTGGAATCTGATTATTATATGTCGATTGATAGCACTGGAGTTGGTTCAGGTGATACTGGTTTTGAAAATGCAAATTATCCTCGCATTTGGTCTGTAGAGAATGGATTAAGTCAACATAGAATTTTAATGAATGGAGCTGGAACTCCGGATGGAGCTATAGTTGCTGGTGGGCAAAGTGTATCGCCAGGTAATGCTTCAATAGATACATACAACAATACAGAGTTATGGGATGGACAACAATTTTCATCTGGTCCTAATTTACCTGCTTCAACGAGAAGGCATGTCACATTGGGTTCAAAGAATCACGCACATGTTATGGGTGGATATTGTCCAGGTAGTTCTCCTGCATCTACAAATCTACAGGATAGTATTCAAGAATATTTAAATGGTTCATGGAGTGGGGAAATTGCTACTTTATCACAACCTCGTGCTCATGGTATGGGTGCTGGAAAAGCTGGTGGTTGGATGATATGGGGTGGACATACAACTGGTTGTACTAATAATTTTTATGGTCAGAATTTAACTGACTGTGTGGAAGTATATAATGGTCAAACCGTTAGTGCTGGAACAAACACACCAACTGTTCTTGGTCAAGCGGCAGGTATCGGAAGTCAAAATGCAGCACTAAATGTTGCTGGACTTAATGCTAATAATTCCAATACGGCTACAATAAATCCATCAACAGATTTAACTTGTGCTACTCTCAAATGGGATGGAACTTCATGGAGTGCTGGTCCTGATTCATTGAAATGTATCTTTATGAATACTGGTGCTGGAACACAGAATGCATCTGTGTTTTGGGGTGGAAATGCTTCACCTGCATTGTATTCCTCACCTTCTGTTTGTAATGGAATATTTGATAGCAGTGCTCCACCAGTTGGTAATGCTAAAGATGCTTCAAATAGTGGATATGAACCAACAGTTCAAGAATTTGATGGAACAGCATTTACAAATGCTGCAAGATTACCTGTACAGAATTCGATAGGTGGGGTGACATCTACTTCTAATTCTGCTGCAACTGATGGATTGGGTGATATGCAAAATTCTGCTATGGCCTTGGGTGGTGGAGCTACTTATATTGCTGGACAATCGATGAGTTTTATATACTCAGATTACAAACATAAAGCAATTGATAAAAGGATTGCGGCTGATAAGTCGAGTGGTGGATTAACCATATCTATGTGGGTGAGGATGCCAAGAACTGCTGATTCTTATAGTGACGCATCTGCTGCTTGGGATAATAAACTTTATCTTATGGCTAATGCAGATGTTGATGTGGCTTCTCCATTTATTGCTGCTACAGATGATGTACCTAGGTCTGGTGTTAGATTGTTGAGATATTATACTGGTTCTGGTGATAGATTAAGAGTGGAATGGCAAAATAGGTCAACGACTGGTTTAGGTAGTTCTTTATATAATTGGGATGTTAATGGTAGTCAAGAAATAATAAGTTATTTCCAAACATCAACTGACCAAACTTTCACTCAAACTGATTGGTATAATATTGTCGCTGTTGTTTCTTTTGAAAGGAGTGACACAACAAACAAAATATTTGTAAATGGTGTTAAACAAACACTCGCATTATCTGGACAGACATCAACAACATTTGAAGATGTTAGATATCCAGGAAACTATACTTCTAAATTTAGAATTGGTAGATTTGCTGGAAGAAAATATCAATTAGATGTTGCTAATGTTATGTACTATACTCGACAATTGAGTGATGATGAGGTGACACAAAATTATAAAACTTTATTACCGAGATTTATTTAAAATTGGAGAATTTGAATGGGTAATTATGTAGGTAGACATTATCAAGCGCCTGGTGGAACTAAGGGTTTAGAACCATCACATGTTGTTAATGAAAATACTAAAATGGTGATTGATGCAAATGCCGATCCTGTAACTAATGGGATGGTTAGTGCTTCTTTAGAGAAGTATTTCAATACTATTGCTACAACTGCTTTACCTAGAGATTATAATCAAAGTTCAGGTAAGTTTTTCCTTAAAGAGCCAGATGATGGTGTGAGTACAATGCCTACTTATGTAACTGGTTCAAATGGAACAGCTTCTTATTGGGAATTTGATGGTAATACAAATGCATTAAGTACAACAACAGCCTATGGTACGGAGGCAAACTTCGGTGAGAATTTCTCCACTGGAACCACTTTATCCTTTTGGTTGAAGGAGTCGCCGATTGCACCCAGCGGTTCACAATTCAATTGGAATGATGTGACGGGTAGTGATAAGCAGAGAGCTACATTGTTCGGTATGGATTCAACAGCTCATGAATTCACACAGGATCAAAGGTCTTTGATGTTGAAGCACACCGACCATTCCACTATTTTGAGGCCTAGGGATATTAGAATCCTTAATAACATAAGCGAACACAGAACCTACTCAGCTGCAGCTGGTGCTACCGCTTCTTTATCCTATTTTGAATTTAATTATCCAAAACCTGATAGTTCAACAGCAGCAGAAGGTCACGCCAATATATATGGTACTTGGGGAACCAGAAAAACTGCTCATGTGGATAATCCTAATCCAAATGCTTCATCAAGCTACAGTGGAAGGACTTCAACTACAAGCCATGACGGATATGACTTAACTTTTGATTTTAATATGTTGGGAAAATGGGGAACTGGAAAGGGACCAGAGTCTGGTAGTTATCTAAAGTGTTTATACACAACCACTGCAGGAGCTGGAGCTACAAATTTAGAATTGAATTTTAAAGTAAGTTGTTCATCTAACCAGGATACCTTTCCTGATTGGAATCGTGAGGCAGAAAGTGATAGGGATGGTGATACAGCAAAGGTTTGGCTCGACCATTCCGATTCCATAACATCTGCTTCATTGGAAACTATGAGAAAATTGTCTGGAAATTATGGGGAAACGGGTGATATTTTTTCATTTGTATTGAATAGTGGTGAGAATAGGACAGCACTTTATAGAGGTGGTTATGAGAATGTTGTAAGTGGAAGTTTTAGAAGTGGTTCAGATGGGCCTTTGGATGCTTCAAAAAATCCTAATGCACCATGGGTTAATATGGCTTTCGTATCTGAGGGTATCATATCAACATCATTGGATGTGGTACTTAATGTTAATACTGGAAGTACACCAGGTGAGATGAAACCAAGTAGTGCTGGAGATTGGACTGGTAGTGCAGTTTATGTTCCAGAACATAGTGGTGTAGCATCGAACCAAACACATGGGACTATTCAATTAATAGGTGCTGGAACTGAAGAGGTTACTGTAAGTGGTGGAACATTTATACGTGGAGAGAATATTAATACAGTATATGGAAATACCTATACCACTGACTACTCAGGTGAAGCTGGTTTAAATAATGGACCAGGTTTTGTGTTGGGTGTGAGAGGTATAGATACATCAGCAGGATCTAGTTTTACTACTGGTACTACTTCTGCTTCAGGTTCAGTGGATACCGCGTCATTAAACTATTGGCAATCACATATAGGTAAGGATTTAGAGGTTTGGACATCAACTAATGAAGATGGTTTTATATATAAAGGAAAACATAAGATATTATCAGTAGTTCCATGTTCAATAAGTGGTTCACCAACTACAGATCCAGAAGGTTATCAAAATGACGCAGCTAAAAATCATGTCAGACACGCATATGAAAACTTTGTTTCTGTTAGAATAGGTGGAGCTTATGATACCCAAGGTATTATGGGTTATGGTCAAGCTCCAGGTACAGAATACCACCTTGATAATAACCATTCGGATGTAAGATTAAGAGTTAGTTCAGTGATTGGACAAAAACATAAGATTTATAAAAATGGTGTATTGATAAATGAGTTTGAAGATAAGGGGTATATAATAGATTCTGGTTCTGCTGTAAATGGATATTTAGTACCATTTCGACCACATGGAGATAGGAATTTTGAACCTATACAACATTCCACTTGGACTGGTTCGATAGGTGATAGTGGAACAAGTAGTGGTTCATCAGAAAGAAGACATAATGGTGATTTAATTATAGGTAGGTCAACGGGTGCTACACCAAAGTATTGGAGAGGTAAGATAGGACATTTTAGTATCTATAATCAAGCATTACATGATGCAGATGTAAAAGGTAATTATTACGCTTTAAAAAGTAGATTCGAAGGAAAATAAATATTTGTCTTTTAATTAGTTATAATTTTTTCCATATTTATATATGATATGGCTTTCAATCACAACCCACAAATAGTACATAAAGACTTAATATTCTGTTTTGATGCTTTAGATAAAAATAGTTATCCTGGTACGGGAACAACCTGGACCGATATGATTTCCGATGCTACCACCACATTGACAAACTCACCAACCTTTAATTCTGCTGGTTACTTTGACTTTGATGGTTCTAACGATTATATGGAAATGACATCCGACCATAGCATTACAGCGGCAAAAACCATATCAGCTTGGATAAATTCAGATTCCAACCATAATGGTAGTTTTATATCAGTTGATGCAAGTGGTTCTAATCGATTTTTACAATTAAAAAAAAAATCAGGAGGAACTATTATGTTTGTTGGATTTAACAGCAGTAATAGTCCAACCACTGTTCAAACAGATAGTTCTATAGCAAATTCTGTTTGGGTTAATGCTACAGCAGTTCAACACTCTAATGGTAATGTAAAAATTTATATAAATGGTTCTTTGGTTAAATCAAATTCAAGCACATACACTGTAAAAACTGGTTCGGCAACAGTATTTTTTGGAAAGAATGAGGGTGGTAGTGCTAATCAATTCAATGGGCAGATGGCTACGGCTCATTATTACAATAGGGATTTATCAGCCGAAGAGATTTTACAAAATTTTAACGCAACTAAAGGTAGGTTTGGGGTATAATGGCTGCTCACGGAAATCCTGATTTAATAAACAATGGTTTGACATTTTCTATAGATGCTTTGGATAAAAATAGTTATATCGGTTCTGGAACGACTTGGACTGATTTAGCAATACCTAAAAATGGAACAGTGACAAATGGTCCGGTTTTTAGTTCCGATGGTTATTTTACCTTTGATGGAACTAATGATTATGTTGATTTTGGTGATTTGGGGGTTGGTGATGCATATCATTTTAGTATTTGGTTTTACTTAGAATCATCTGTTGATTCATCAACTACATTTTATGGTTTATTCAGATATAAAAATACAGACCAAGCAGGTGTGCATTTTGGATCAACTACTGGTTATGCAACAAATGAAACATTAACCTTTTTGTATTGTACTGATGATTCTATCGGTGGTGATCCATATTACAGAACATATATTAGGGATAATTTTGCTGCAGGTTGGCATTATGTGAGTCTTAATTGGAATAGTAATAAATATGACATTTATGTTAATGCTAGTTCAAAGACAACATATGCTTCAAGTGACTCTAATGCTATTAATAATCCATTATCTGGCACAGCAGCGGGGCATGTACCTTTGATGACAATGGATGAATTTAAATTAGCATATGGTTCACAACACGATGGTAGTCATGCCGAGTTTGATGGAAGAATTGCAAGTGTACATATGTATAACAGATCACTTACAGCAACTGAAATAACACAAAATTTTAACGCACATAAAAACAGATTCGGAGTATAATATGTATGAAAATAGAAAATATGTAATATTCAATACAAATGAAACTGGTTCAATAGATTTTTCGCAAGTACATGAAACAAGCAAAGATACATTGAGATTGAACCTAAGTGGGAGCAGAACCTTTGTTAAATATGAAGGTTCAATGCCATCTTCTGTTTCATCACTATCATCAAAAACATCTGAATATACACATTCAGAAATTTTAAATGTTTTAACAGGTAGTGAGTGGTATGAACCATTAAATGATGTATAAACAATATTTATATTAAACAAATAGGATTGAATAAATGCCAATTATAGGTTCATCACAGATAAAGACTACTGGAGCGATAACTCTTGGAGATGGCCCTGAGGATATACATGCATTACATGGATTTCTAAGTGGTTCTGCAGTATCAACAGCATCTTTTGGGCATATAATATTAGGTGGTAGTAATTTTTCAACAGCTGTTAGTTCATCAGCTGCAGCTGCTGGATTTGGAAGTGGTGGTGGTGGAGCAGAAGTATCTGGAATATTTACACAAACTGGTTCTTATTATTCTACAACTAATAATTTAAAACTTACTGGTTCTTTTGATATGAGTAGTAATTTAGATGTTGGGGGAGTTTTATCCATACCTGGAATATCAAATGTATCTTCATCATTGGCTACTGCTATTGCTGGTGCAGATAATCTAGGAAACCATACAGCTTCATTAGATTTAGATATGAATGATAATGATATAAAAAATGCTAGTACTGGTTCGTTTGGAGTATTGGAAGTTAATGGTGAAAAATTAGGTCCTTTTGGGATAGCAAATGTTATTTCCGCATTTGAGATTGATGGAAATTTGGATTTAATGCCAAATGATAGTAGTGTGGTTAACATATCAGATTTTAATTATGAAACGGATGATAATGGTGATATAATGCCAAGAGCATCATCATTGATATAATATGGCAACAAGAAACATAGTACCAAGAACAGGTTCACAAGGACAAATAGGAACTACTACAAAGAAGTGGTTAAAGCATATAGCTGTAACTGGATCTTTTGGTAGAATGAATGCTGAAACTGTAGAAGCAAAAAGATTTATTGTTTCATCATCTGTAACTAACATAACAACGCAAGAATTAAGTGGTTCAACTAGATTTGGTGATTCCTTAGATGATACACATCAATTTACTGGTTCAATGAGTATATCAGGTTCATTGAAGATTTCTGGTCAGACAATTATTGATAGTATGGATACAGCTAGTAATAGTTTGATAGTTAGTGGTGCTATGCAAGTAGTTGACCAAAAAGTATCAAATAAAATAGCTAGTGCTTCTATATTTGTAAAGGGATTAGGGACTATAGCTAGTACAGATCAGGCAGGAGTTATTGACTGTGGTGATGGATTTAACTAATGATAAAGATATGGATTTATATTTATAGATGAGTAAATTTACTCTCAATGGGAATCAATTATGGCTCAAATAATAAAACATAGAAGAGGTACACTACCACAGTTACAGGGTGTAACTTTAGCTAATGGTGAAATCGGTATAGTAAGTAGTTCGGCTAATAATATCGGCGATTCAGTATTAAAAACTGGACTTGTTATTGGAAATACTGATGGAACAAATAGATTAACTTTTTCTAGATTACCACAAGGAAATTCAACACCTAATTTGAGTGGTATAACAGGTGGTGCAAATTTTAACGATATGTTGTATCACGAAACAGATGCAAAAACTTTATTGGTTTTAAATACTGGTGGGAATACAACTTTAGATTTAACTGGAAACATAGCTAATAAAATAGTTGGTGGAACACTTGGTATAAATGGGGCTTTTTCTGTTACTGGTTCCATAGTAGGAACTACTTCAATAAATGCCGCTTCATTTGGTTCAACTTTAGCTAGTCAAATAAGTGGTTCTTTCTCAACCATATCCGCTAGTTTAGCTAGTAGGATAACCACAGAGGAAACAATTACAGATTTTTCAGCCGCTCAGATAAGTGGTTCTTGGCAGGGTGCAATACCTTCAGGTACTTTGACATCTTTTAGTGGTTCTATTGCTTCTACTGGTTCATTTGGTAGGGTACAAGCTACGAATATTGGTGGAACGATAGTTACTGCGGCACAACCAAACATAACTTCTGTTGGAACATTAGCCAGTGTTAATATAGATGGTGGTGCTATTGATGGTACACCTATTGGTGCTAATAGTGCAGCTGCTGGTAATTTTACCACAATAAATGCTACGGGTGATATAGAAACTCGTGGGGATATTATTGCTAGGCAATTAATAATAAGTTCTTCTGTAACCAATATGACTCAATCATTTAGTAGTGGTTCAACCATATTTGGTGATAATTCAACTGATACACATAAGTTTACTGGTTCTTTACAGGTAAGTGGTGGTTTGACAGTAGATAATGGAAATCTAAATGGAACAATAGGAACAGTAAGTCAACCAAATGTTACTACAATGACTGGGTTGACTACAGTTACAATTCAACCTGCTAGTGGAAAAAGTATAACCACAGCAACTGGGTTTGGTGGTTCTGCAAATATAGATGGATTTATAATTGGTGCTACTACGGCCGCGGCAGGTACATTTACAACTCTTACTGCTACAGGTAATGTAAGTAGTTCATTAACCTCTACTGGTTCATTTGGTAGAGTTCAATCAACAACATTCTCTGCTACTAATCTTGCAGGAACATTAACAACAGCAGCACAACCAAATATTACATCTGTTGGAACTTTAACTGGATTGACAGTAAATGGAGCTACTGTTTCTTTAACAGATACTGGTGGTGATGGAACTATTGATGGTGTTATAATAGGTGGTACAACTCCAGCTGCTGGTACTGTTACAACCTTAACTTCAACTGGTAATGCAGTACTTTCAGGTTCTGTGACTTTAGGTGAAAGTAATACTAAAAGTATTGTTATGAATGGAGTTGCAGCTGGTACGGATAATACTGTTCTTGTTTTAAATTCAGATAATGTTGTTAAAACAGATGAAATTGATTCGAGAGTTTGGGGAACATCATTGGTAGATACTGATGGTTCTGGTAATAATAATGAAATTGCAACTTGGTCTGATTCGGATTCAATTGTGGGGGAAGGTAATTTAACTTTTAATGGTTCTACATTGGGTGTTACTGGAGCAATAACTGTTAGTGGTAATGTAACTGGTTCTGCAGCTTCAACTGGTTCTTTTGGGCATTTGATTTTTGATAGTGGAACTATTGATGGTGGTTCATTTTAGATAAAAATTTTTAGGTATATATATACCTTTTTTAAAAACAATATTGTTGAGGATTTAGCCATATGGCTCAAGTTATTAAATTAAAACGATCTTCAGTTGCTGGGAAAGCACCTTCAACTTCTGATTTACAGCTTGGTGAGATAGCTGTAAATACCGCAGATGGTAAAATATATTTCGAAAAGAACGATGGTTCTCCTTCCGTTCAAACCATACTAACAACCAATTCCCAAACAACAGGTTCTATTGAAATAACAGGTAATATTAGTGGTTCAGCAGCATCAACTGGTTCATTTGGTCACATTATGGTTGGTGGTGGTAATTTTACATCTGCTTCGTTAGCTGCTGGTGGTGGTAGTGGAGAGGATAATGAATTTTCATTTAAGACGATATCTGTTTCTGGTCAATCCGATGTAGTAGCAGACACAACAACAGATACATTAACATTCGCTGCTGGTTCCAATATGACAATCACTACAAATGCGGGTAGTGATACGATAACTTTTGCTTCAGCAGGTGGTGCTAGTGTCGAAACCGCTTCTAAGGTATCTAATACCCATACAGCTACTGATACAGATTTTGCTGTACCATTTATAGGAAGTTATCTAAGTGGAACACATACTTTATATACTGATTCTAGTAATAGTTTCAAATACAATCCAGATTCGGATACATTAACTGTATCAAATATTGTTGGTACTGCAACGAGTGCTAATAGTGCTTCAAAGGTACAGAATACCCATACAGCTACTGATGCAGATTATGCTATACCATTTTTATCAAGTTATTTAAGTGGTCATAGGGTAATGTATACTGATTCTAGTAATAGTTTCAAATACAATCCAGATTCAGATACATTAACTGTATCAAATATTGCAGGTGCTACGATACCAAATGCTCATAGTGCTTCAAAAGTACAAAACACTCATACATCTACTGATACAGATTATGCTGTACCATTTTTATCAAGTTATTTAAGTGGTCATCGTAAAATGTTTACTGATTCTAGTAATAATTTTAAATTTAATCCAGATTCAGATACATTAACTGTATCAAATATTGTTGGCACTGTAACTACTGCTAATAGTGCTTCAAAAGTACAAAACACTCATTCATCTACTGATGCAGATTATGCTATACCATTTATAGGAAGTTATCTAAGTGGTCATCATACAATGCGGACTGATTCTGGTAATACTTTTAAATTTAATCCAAGTTCAGATACATTAACTGTAGATAATGTTACTGTTAGTGGAAATTTAACTGTAACTGGTACAACCACATCCATCAACTCAACTACTTTAAATATTGGTGATAGGATAATAGAAATTGCTGGTTCAGCCACTAGTGATGCTGGAATATATGTAAGAGATGCCACTGGTAGTCAGACTGGTTCATTACTATGGGATGTTAGTGAAAATAGATGGATGGGTGGATTAAAAGATTCAGAGGTTAATTTAGTAACAATTTCATCTACAGATACTCTTACTAATAAAACTTTAACAAGTCCTGACATTAATGGTGGTACGATAGATGATGTAACTAGAGTAAGTGGTTCAGCTGCTTCAACTGGTTCATTCGGTAGAATAGAAGGTGATGGTGGGGGAATTACATTAATTGATGGTAATAAAATATCCCTTGGTTCTGATAATGACGGGAGCATAAAACATACTGGAACTAATCTTCAAATACTTGAAACCACTGGTAATATACAATTAATTAATTATGCCAACGATAAGGATATTATATTAAGTACGGATGATGGAAGTGGTGGAACTACTGCGTATATAACTTTAGATGGTTCTACTACAAAAGTAGAAATCGCAAAAGACACAAACTTTGCTGGAAACGTGAGTGGCTCAGTCGCTTCTACTGGTTCATTCGGTCATCTTATGGTCGGGGGTGGTAACTTCACATCAGCGTCATTGGCTGGTGGTGGAAGTGGAACTGGTTTTCCATTCACAGGTTCTGCTGGTTTAAGTGGAAGTATGGATATAATAGGAAGTGGTTCAAATATATTCACTGTAGATGGTACTAATGGGAGATTGTTTTCTGTAAGTGATGAGATGTCGGGTAGTGTTTTTAGTGCTAACTTAGTATCTGGCTTACCTGTTATAGAAGCATTTAGTGATAATATTGTAAAAATTGGTGCTTATGCTGATCCTATTATTATAAGTGGTAGTGGAATGATTAGTGGTAGTTCCGCTTCAACTGCTTCATTTGGACACTATGCAAATATTTCAGCATCTGTTGCAGCTGCAGGATTTGGTTCCGGTGGTGGTGGTGGCGGAGCTGTTTCTGCTGTTGCAAATGGTTCAAATAATAGAATAGCAACATTTTCATCGGCTGATGCTTTAAATGGTGAAGCTAATCTTACTTTTGATGGTTCAACATTAGGTGTTACTGGTGCAATAACTGCAACAGGAAATGTTAGTAGTTCATTAACTTCAACTGGTTCGTTTGGTAGATTACAAACTGCTGGCAATTTAGGTGTTAATGGTGGTATTATTGATTTAAAAAATAATGGCGCACAATCAGAGATTAGACTTTATTGTGAAAGTAGTAATGCTCATTATGCTTCATTAAAAGCACCAGCCCATTCGGCCTTCGAAGGTAATGTGACACTAACCCTACCTGCCACAACCGATACGATAGTTGGTAGGACAACGACGGATACCCTTACTAATAAGACTTTAACAAGTCCTGATATAAACACACCTGATATCGATGGTGGTACGATAGACAATACAGTAATCGGTGGTTCTACAAAAGCCGCAGGTTCGTTTACAACCATTACTGCAACGGGTAATGTTAGTAGTTCATTAACTTCAACTGGTTCATTCGGTCATCTTATGGTCGGGGGTGGTAACTTCACTTCAGCTTCCCTTGCTGCTGGTGGCGGTGGTGGTGGTGGTTCTGATGATACATCGTGGAAAACTGGTGCTGCTACTTTATTTAGTGGTTCGCTTGCCTCATCGGCTTCCTTTGGTAAGGGTGGTGTAAAAATAATAGATAGTGATTTAGAGACACAGGTTATTACGAGAGATTGGGATTTATCTACTGTATCTTTGGATAAATATATGCAGGATGGTGGTGTTAGTGATGAGTGGGGTGATGGTTGGGGAATCACCGCTTCACCAGATGGTAGAAATGTTTATGTCAGTTTAATTGGTAGTGGAGATTTAGCAGATTCTATAGCACAATATTCTTTATCTGGATCTTGGGATATAGGTAGTAGAACCCTTCATGGTTCAAAAGATATTTCTTCACAAGGTAGTTTACATAGGGCTATGGTATTTTCTCCAGATGGTACGAAGCTGATAACCATGGATACGGATAACAGCAAATATAATGAATACAATTTAACCAAACCTTGGGATATAACAACATTAACTTATGTTCAAAATGCAACCTTACAGGGTAGTTCACAACAAGGTATAACTGCTAAACCAGATGGTTCAGCTCTATATCAAATTGGAGAAAATGATTCTGTACTTGAATTGGGAATGACCACAGCATGGGATGTTTCAACAATAAGTGTAACATCAACAACAAGTGTATCAGGTGATGGTGGTACAGAACATTCTGATATTTTCTTTAGGCCTGATGGTAGATTCGCTTATTTATTTGATAAGAATGCTAAAGATTTACATGAGTGGAAATTATCTACACCTTGGAAATTTAGTACAGCTGCTTATACTGGTAAAAATACTAATATGTCTGGTCTCATTAAAGTATGGGGAAATCCAGAAGGTACTAGATTATTTGGTTTGGATTATGGTAATGAGAGAATAAATCAATATTCTTGGAATGGTGGTCCATCAGCACATCAGACATCTTCTATTGATATTATAGGTAAGACTGGAATTGGTGGTGATGCAATAATTTATCAAAATTTAGATGTTCATGGAAAAGTTAATGGATATGATGCTGAATTTAAAGGTGATATAAGTGGTTCAGCAACCTCAACTGGTTCATTTGCTCATCTTAAAGTTGGTGGTGGAAACTTCACATCTGCTTCACTCGCAGCAGGTGGTGGTGGTGGAAGTGGTCCTTCAGCTGCTCAAGTTTCAGGATCTTGGAAAGGTGAGTTAAGTTCAAGTCTTGTTAAAGTTGTTGGTGGTGGCGTGAGTGGTTCATCAGTTTCAACTGGCTCATTTGGTCACATTATGGTTGGTGGTGGTAATTTTACATCTGCTTCATTAGCTGCTGGTGGCGGTGGTGGTGGTGCTTCAAATGCATTTAAAACAATATCTGTTTCTGGTCAATCCGATGTAGTTGCTGATTCTGCTACTGATACTTTGACATTAGTTGCTGGTTCCAATATGACACTCACCACAAGTGCTGGTGGTGATTCTATAACCTTTGCTTCATCTGGTGGTGGCGGTGGAAGTGGAACTAATAGTGGAAGTTATACATTCACACAGGCAGGGGATTCTACAAGTTGGGCAATAACTCATTCATTGGGGACTAAACATAATGCTGTAACTGTTTATGATGATTCACATCAAGTTGTGATTCCAACTTCTATAACCGCTGATGATGCTAATAAAACAACAATAGGATTTTCTTCAGCAACTTCTGGATATGCAGTTATAAATTCAGGTGGAACAACTGGTACTGTCACACGAATTTCTACAGATGGTAGTCATGTACATCATCAATCAGGTGATTCTACTAATTGGGTTATAACACATTCATTAAATAGTAAGTATCCGAATGTAACGGTTTATGATGATTCTGATGAAGTAATTATACCAACAAGTATTAAAGCTGATACTTTAGATACTGCAACAGTAACATTTTCAGCGGCTACTGCTGGTAGAGCTATATTCTCTATGGGTGGTAATCTTAGTGGTTCATTAACATCAACTGGTTCTTTTGGTAGGGTGGATGTTCAAGATGGTTTTTATGATGGTGGTACGAAGTTAAGTGTACCTGACTATGTATTTGAACCAGAATATGAATTGAAATCAATTTCTGAATTAGATGTACATATATCACAATCCAAACATTTACCAAATGTTCCTGATATGAATGCTATAGAAGAATGGAAACAATTAAGTATGGGTGATAGGGATATGTTGTTATTAGAAAAGATTGAAGAGATGTCACTTTACATCATACAACTTCATAAAAGACTTGAAAAATTAGAAAAAAAATCGTAAATTAAAACATACTTATATTTATAGGAAACAACTTATTTTTTGGAGAAACTAATGGCTATTAAATATTATTTAGCTACAAACACTGGAAAGGGATTTATAACCCATGCTGATTCAGCTGCTGGTCATATAGCTGAACATCCAGGTGGTGTATTTACTACTGAACACGATCATACAGCTTGGGTGGCACGTGTTGGTGCTGTAGAGAAGACAAAAGAGGAAGCACAAGCTCTTTGTGATGCTACACTAGTTGATGAAACTGGTAGTAGGATGCGTGTTTTAGAAAGCGTATCTTCTTCTATTGACGAAAGTGGAAATAGAATAGATCATCCAGTATTTGGTTCAGATTTAGAAGTTTATGCAAATTTACCTTAAATTTTAGTTGTTTTTTTACAAAAAAATTGTTATATTAAGTTATATTATCAAAGGAATAAGTTATGTCAGAAAAAGATAAAAAACATGATGTTTCTCTAATTGCGGCTACAGATGATTTAAAACCTATTTTGGCTGAGTTAAATGAGGAAGATTCAAAGGCTGTATATGCTATAAGGGATGAGTTAGCTGGTAATTGGAAGAAAAAACAAATCTTCCGTACAGAAACAGAGATGAGAATATCTGTATTGAATGATGCTAAACATCCAACACCTGCTTCAAAGTATTGGCAATCTGTTAGGGAGATGAGTTCTATGTTTGATTCTCTTTTAGGATTGTCTTTTGATTTAAGAAGACACTCATTAACGGAAAGAAGATTAGCACAACAGATGGAAAAGGCTATGGATGATGGTGATGATATGGCAGTTGAAGAACTTCAAATATCATTAGATGAAGCATCTTGGGCTAGGGCTAATATGATGCAAACTGCTACAGATAGGGTTAGAGAGTTATCATTGTGGTCAAAAATAAAAGCAGAGCTTGACGATGGTTCATTTAATACAGAAGATGTGAACGACCATCAGGCAGTTTCATATGCACATAGATTGGAAAATCGTGTTAGAGCCTTAACAGAACATTCTGAACCATCAGAGGTATTAAATGCGGCAGGTCCTTTACAGACACTACAGAGACTTAGTACCGAAGATGGTAAAAAGTTAAAAAGTTTTGATGATGACAGACCTAAACTTACTGGTGGGGAAGTAAAAAAAATAAAAGAGTAGTAAATTGACATCATTCATACATGTTCGTAAAAATGCACTATCTAAAGATGTATGTAATTCATTTATAAACTTATTTGAAAAAAGAACTGAGTTACATATAGATGGTGTTTTTGGTACTGATGGAGTGACAGTTAAAGATGAGAATATAAAATCTTCTACTGATATAACTTTTTCACCTAAATTTTTAGAAGATGAAGATTTTGGTCCTTATTTGAATGAAAATATAGTACCATGTTTGCAAGATGGATTAAGAGATTATGAAAGATATTATTATCTCGCTATGGATAATATAGATGAGATAGGTCTGTCATTAATGTTTAATATGCAAAGATACAAACCTGGTGGTGGTTATAAAATAATGCATTGTGAGAGAGCTAGTAATCAATTTTTTCCTAGAACGCATGCGTGGATGATATATTTAAATGATGTTGAAATAGGTGGTGAGACAGAATTTTTTTATCAACAACATTTTGAAAGAGCTGAAGCTGGAAAACTTTGTATATGGCCAGCAGATTTTACACATGTCCATAGGGGAATTGTAGCACCAAATGAAACAAAATATATTCTAACAGGATGGTATCAATTTATTGAACCACTTTATTCTAAAATCGTTGATGATGAAACGGGAGCATATAAAGATGATACATTCGAACTTAGTGCAATTGGGATGATGGATAAGTATCATCCTTTATATGAGGTTAAGGATAAGAATGAAGATATTTGAATTTCCTACTTTAGATTTAGAACCAAAATGTAATTTTAATGATTTTTATTATTTCAAAAATGCATTTACTGATGAGATGATTGAAAAGACTCATTCTATGATTTATAATGGTAGATATCCATTTTCAAAAGGAAGGACTGGTTATGGTGACGAAACGGATACAGAAAGAACTAATAATAGGGATATTGCTTATGTTCCATATCAGGATGATAGTAAATGGATATATGAAGTTTTATTTAAAATGGTATTAGAGGCTAATGATAATTTATTTCAATTTGATATAGATAAAGTGACAGATCAATTACATTATGTGATATATCCTACAGATAGTGGACATTTAGATTGGCATATGGATATAGGTTATGGTAATGTAAATCGAAGAAAGTTAGCTACTACAGTACAATTAAGTGATCCAGATGATTATGAGGGTGGTGACTTTCAATGTTGGTATGGTGGGCAAAATGGTTTTATAAATTTTCCAAGGGAAAAAGGTGATGTGTTGATATTTCCATCTTTTTTTATGCATAGAGTTACACCAATAAAAAGTGGGGAGAGGAAAGCTTTAGTTTTTTGGACAGGTAGTAATAAACCGTTTAGATAATGTTAGAATTTCATGTAAAAGATCATATTGTATTTCCCACATATGTATGGGAGACACAAATAACTGGTATAGATAATGAATCTATATTAAAATTTGTTTATGATAGAGAGAATCAGGATCCAGCTGGTGTTCGCCGTTCAAATATTGGTGGTTGGCATTCTCATCCATATGAGGAAGGGGATACACCTCCTGATTGTTTTGTGGAATTGTTGAGTGATTGTACTGAGTTTGTAAATGATTATTGTTCAAAATATACTGGTATTGATAATCTCCACATCGGAAACTATTGGTTTATAACTAATAAGAAATATGATTATAATCAAACACATCATCATATGGGAAGTTTTTTGTCTTGTGCGTATTATATAAAAGCTCCAGAAAATGGGGGGGATATAGTTTTGCATAGAGATGATCATGGAGAATATTATTTTACTGACATGATGGGTACTAGTGAGTATACAGCTTTAAATCGAAGTTTTAAGGCTAAGGAAGGATTACTTCTAATTTTTCCATCGTGGTTACAACACTCTGTTACACAAAATCTTAGTGATGAGACTAGAGTTGTATTATCTATAAATTTTTGTATACCACCCAGTAGGAAACCAGCAAAAGAAAGAATAGGTAAAAGATGATGAGTGAAACTATAAGGGAAGGTGGTTCATATGATATGAATATATATCCAACACCCATTCGTTTGATAAATTTACCAAACGAATATGCACAAATTTGTAATTTTTTTGATGAACAGGAGCATAATCCAGATAGTAATGGAAACACTAAACAATATGGTAGCCATTCTAAAAACACTTATATATTGGATGAGCCTGAATGTAAAGAATTTAAAAAATATATTTTAAAAAAAGTTAAAGAATATAACGATAAAGTTTTGGGTTATGATGTAGATGAATGGATTTTTTCCCAAACATGGGTATCACATAAGGAGCCAGGTCAATCACATATTGCACATACACACCCTAATAGTATAATATCTGGAGTGTTTTTTTATGGGGGAGTGGCGGATGATACATCCGCTATTGAGTTTCATAAACCACAGGCTTTTTCTTCTTTTAATACTTTTTCAATTGAAAAAAAATTTAATGAAAAAAATCCAAATACTTGGAACTCATTTGCAATATCCTTTGATGTGGGAAAGTTTATTTTATTTCCATCATATTTACAACATTCTGTACCGATGAATACTACAAATATAGTAAGAAAAAGTATATCGATGAATATCGTTCCAAAGGGTGGTGTGGGTGATAAGGGAAGTTTAACAGAATTGCTATTTAATAGGGTTGTTTAATGAAAAAGAAAACTAAAGTTAAAAATGTAAAGAAAGTTAGTTCAAAAGATAAATCTACTTGGTCTTCTGCTGACAAATCATCAAAAAAATCATCAGGTTCTAGTTGGTCTTCTTATGATAAAGATGTGAAAAAGGTTACTAATAAAGAGATTGAAACTAAGGATATGAGTAGGAATAATGTTGTTGAAGACAAATATTTGATTTGGCATGTCCAAGGAGGTTTGGGAAAGAATGTAGCAGCTACTGCTTTATTACCTGCTTTAAAGTCTAAATATAATGATAGGAAATTAATTATAGTTGCTTCTTGGCCTGAGGTTTGGTCTAATCATCCTATTGTTGATAAACTTTATCAGATAGGAAATACACCACATTTTTATGATGATTATATTAGAGACAAAGATACAATACTTTATAGACATGAAGCTTATAATCAAACTGCTCATGTACAAAAATCTCAACATTTGATACATAACTGGTGTGATTTGATGGATTTGGAATATAATGAAAAGGAGATGACGCCGGGTGTTATTTTAAATTATGCACAACAACAACTTTCATCAATATGGATAAGGGAAAAACCAACGATGGTATTACAAACTAATGGTGGTCCATTTGTGGGACAAAAATATCCTTATAATTGGTGTAGGGATATACCATTCGAACTTTCACAACAAATTGTAAATAGATTTGTAAATGAATTTCACATTTATCATGTATGTAGAAAAGAATCACCAATTTTAAATGGTGTTGAGAGAATTGATGGACAAATGTCAAATATAGAGTTATTTTCTATATTAGCTAATTCATCGATTAGAGTTTTAAATGACAGTTGTTTACAACATGCTGCTAGGGCATTTCAATTACCATCAACAGTTTTGTGGATTGGGACATCACCTAAAGTTTTTGGATATGATTTTCATAATAATATTATTGCTAAAAATCCAATTTTAGCAAATCAGACGATGGGTAGTTATATGTTTGATTACCAATTTGATAATAATGTTCATGAATGTCCATATACAAATTATGAACAAATTTTTAATCCGGATGTTATTATAAGAAATATTGAGAATTTTGGTGGGGGACAAAGAAATACATCATCATAAAAATATTTGACAATCAAATAATTCGATTATGTAATATACTTATATTTATTGATATATGAAGATTTTTTCAGCAGACATAACAGGCAGTACAGCCGCAGCAGTTCAAGCCTACGATACTAATCCAACAACACCAGCTATAGCTGATGGTTCAGTTTGGATAAACAGATCTAATCTTGCTATAAATTTTTCTTTTAATAGTTCAAGTATGGCAAGTGGTGTTTGGACAAATGGACAAGCTATGTCTCCAGGTCGCATGCAAGGTGCTGGAATGGGTAGTCAAAATGCATTTTTATATGCTGGTGGTGGTGATGATCATGAAAATATATGTAACGAAACCTATGAATATGATGGTGAAGCTTGGGCTGAGGGTGGTGCAATAACTACAGCGATAGCTGGAGTGGGTGGTACTGGAACTCAAAATGCTGGATTAATTAATGGTGGATTAACTGGCCAAAATAGACCAGGACCATCAGCACATACTTCTAGAACTTGTACAGAAGAATATGATGGTTCAAGTTGGGCTACACAAGAAGCTATGAATACAGGTCGTTCTCAATTAACTACTCAAGGAACACAAAATGCTGCTGTAACCATGGGTGGTGCTTCATGTGCTGGAACTTACACTTATAATGATTATTCTTGTGTTGAAGAGTATGATGGAACGGATTGGACTGTTGGGAATGTCTTTAATGCTTATAACAATACTCCAACTAATTCTAATTGTGGTGCTGTTGGTATAGCTAGTTCTGGTGGTAGTCAAAATGCAACACTAATTATGGGTGGTGGAGAGCCAATTTATGCTTCTTATGGCCTCAGACAACATATAGCTGGTGAAAATCTCAGATGTAATTTTGTAGAGGAATATGATGGAACTTCTTGGACTACTCAGACTGCTTTTTCAGAAAAAAGAATAGCTGCTGCAGCATTTGGTACTGTTAATGATACTGGTATGGTTGGTGGTACTACAGATTGGGATACAACTCATGTTGCAACTACTTGTTTATGGGATGGAACGGCTTGGAGCACTAGTAATGATGCCCTTAATGGTAGAATTGATGCGAAATCAACAACTGATGCTAGTATGAATGCAGCAGTAATTGCTGGTGGGTTTCAATTTGAGGGAACACCTAGTGAATATGATTATTCTAATTATAGATGTTGTACAGAACATTGGGATAGAAATTTAAGTAATAGTTTAGTAACTAAAGAATTGGTTGCTAAAGATGGAATAATATCTGCATCAAGTAATACTAATGGTAGTGTGAGTCAATCACTTGCCTCAACTGCTTCATTCGGTTCAGGTCAATTTACTTCAGTACATGCAAATAGTCATTTGCGAGTTAGTAAGGTACTAGTCAATGATAATAAAGTTAGTGCTTCCTTAGCATCAACTGCTTCATTTGGTAGAGTTAGAGCTCAAGGTACAATAAGTGCATCTAAATTTGTTGGTGATGGTTCTAATCTAACGAATGTAACTGCAACAGCTACTCCAGGAACAGTATCTGGTTCGGCTCAATTGTCAAAAGGATTTGGAAATATAAGTGGTTCATTAGCTTCAACTGGTTCATTTGGTAATGTGCAGGCTACAAGTGTCGGAACGCCATCTACAAAATTTTATGGTGATGGTGCTGGGTTGGATAATGTATCCACACCAAGTAATTTACTTGTAACTGGTTCATTTAAATTACAATCTACAGAACCAATGCAGATTCCATTATTAACATCTGATCCTGCAATAAATACATTAGGTCCTGGTTCAGTATGGATTAACAGAACTTTAGGTACAATTAATTTTTCTTATTTAAGTTCAAGTGTCACTGATAGAACATGGAGTGCTGGTGGAACTATTGGTGATGGAAAGGTTTTTCGTACAGCCGTTGGTACACAGAACGCTCAAATCTTATTCAATGGATATTGTCCACCACCTGCGCCGAGCACAAATAATAATTGTATATCCGAAGAGGTGAAGTGTTATGATGGAACTTCTTGGACAGTATCACCAACTTCTACGAATTCTGAACATGCTGCTAGGGGTGGTGCTGGTACACAAAATGCAGCTACTGCATTTGGTGGAGTTCAATATGAAGGTCCATCCAATGCAGTTGATGGTAATACAGATGATTCTGAAGAATATGATGGTTCAAGTTGGACAGAGGGGAATAATACAACCGTCTGCAGAGCTGCTTGGTCATCGGTTGGTACTCAAAATAGTATAATTGCATTTAATGGTGTTTTGGCCAAATCATGCAGGGTTTTTGATCATTGGACAGAATATAATATCAATAGTTATCATGGTGCAGATCATAATGAGACAATAGGTTATGATGGAACGACTTGGGTTGCTTGTAATGATACGGTACAGTCACAAGGATGGAGAGCTGGTTTTGGTACTGTTGGAGCTGCTGTTGCTGCAGGTGGTACTTCTACTGGTACTACTGGTAATGAAAATGTAGAAGAATGGGATGGAACTTCTTGGGCTACTGGTGAAGATGTAACTACTAGTAGGTCTCATATGGGTGGAGCTGGAACTCAAAATGATGGAGTAATCTTTGGTGGAATAACTAATCCAGGATATGCAAACACCTATAAAAATAATACAGAAACTTATGATGGAACTAATTGGAGCACTGGTCCTACTTTAGGAACAGCTAGGTTAACCTTTGCTGGTGGTGGTACTTCAACTGCAGCATTTTATGTTGGTGGTTGGGAATGGGATTGTTATGCATCTCATGCTTGTTGTACTGAAGAATATACAGAGGGTTCATTAGACACTACATTGGTTAGAAGTATAAGTGGTTCAGCACATGTTTATTAAGGAGTAAGGTTATGTTAGTAAAATTTGATGATATAATAAAAGTTGTATTAAAACATGAAGGTGGTTATGTTAATGATCCTAAAGATCCAGGGGGTGAAACTAATTTTGGGATTGCAAAGCGTAGCCATCCAGATGTGGATATAAAAGAGCTTACAGAAGATGAAGCTAAAGATATCTACAAAGAACACTATTGGGATAAAAACAAAGTAGAGAGTTTACCTGAAGATTTAAGGCATATCTACTTTGATATGTGTGTAAACCAAGGTAGAGGTAGAGCAGTTAAGATTCTACAACGAGCTGCTAATGCCAAAGGTGCTGGTTTAGTCGTAGATGGTGGTATGGGTCCCAAAACTATTGCTGCTATGGATGGTGTTGAGTTACAAAGAGTAAGAGCATATAGAGTTAAGTATTATGCAGATTTAGTAACCCGTAAACCAGTCTTAGAAAAGTTTTACTATGGTTGGTTTAGAAGAGCATTGGAGGTTTAAAATGCCATATGTAATTTTCAAATCAAAAACAGAAAAGCCAGCTGGGTGGCCGTCTAATATAGCTTATGAGGGTCCCGCAAAAGAGCAAGTGGAGTCATTTGTAACAAAATCTTCTGCTGAATCGAAGATGGCTACACTACAAGCTGCTGAACCAAATAAACAATTCGTAATAATAGAACAATCCTAAATTAGTTTTATTAATGTTATATTTATAGATATAGGGGAAAAACTATGTCTAATTTAAATACAAAAGTAGTTATATGAGTTTAAAGAAATTAGTAGAAGAAATAACTAAGCCTTTTTTAGAAGAGGGTATCAACGATCCTGGTATTTTAAAAGCAGTATTTCTTGCTGGTGGTCCTGGTAGTGGTAAAGGGTTTGTCTCTCAGGGTTTATTTGGAATACCAAAGAAAGTCAATGTATCTGCTTATGGTATGAAGCTTGTTAATCAAGATAAAGAATTAACTCGTATGCTAAAGAAATACGGATTTGGTACAGACTTAGACGATATGCCAGAAGAACTATTTAGACAACTTACAGATCCTGATTATGAAGATTATAGTGGATTGAGAAGTAGAGCAAAAGAATTAACAAAAGCCCGTAAAAAAATGTATATGGATGGTCGATTGGGGTTGATAATCGATGGTACGGGGCATAAATATGGTTCTATAAAAAAGAAAAAGAAAGAATTAGAAGAGATAGGTTATGATTGTTTTATGGTTTTTGTCCATACGGATTTAGAAGTAGCTCAAAAAAGAAATATGGAAAGACCAAGAAAACTTAATCCTGAGTTAGTAGAAGATAGTTGGAAGGATGTACAGAAAAATAAGATTTCTTTTCAAGGATTATTTGGAAATGAGAACTTTTTGATGGTGGATAATTCAAAAACTTTGGGTGAAGAAGCCGCCCAAAAGAAATTTGATATGTTGATGAAAAAGGGAATCAATAAATTCATTAAAAAACCTATTAAGAATTATCGTGGAAAACGATGGATTGAAAAACAAAAGATAATGAAAGAGGATATCAATATACCAATTAAAGTTGGTGATACTATCCTTGTTGGTAAATTTAAAAATAAAAAGATGAAAGTCAAAAGTATCGGTAAAGATAAACATGGAATGCCAACAATAAATGGAAGAAAAGCTGCTACATTTAGGATTCATAGTCGAGTTAATATTTTTGATGAAGAGGGAATTGTTGGTGGTGATGGTGTAATTCAAGGTAGCCCAAAAAGAAAAAAGATTAATAAAAATAAAACCAATTCAATGAGTGGTTATAAAAGGGTAAATGAAGCTCCATCTAAAATTAAAAAAGTAATTGGTATATATCCTGGAAGATTTCAACCATTTGGTCCACATCATTTAAAAACTTATAAATGGTTAGAGAGTAAAGTGGATGAGGTTTATATCACTACATCGAATATAAAGAAACCACCAAGACATCCAATGAACTTTAAAGAAAAGGTTCAACATATGATAAAGATGGGTGTACCAAAGAATCGTATAGTTCAAGAGAAAATGCCATATGTTGCAAATAATTTATTAAAGAAATACGACCCAGAAACAACTGCAGTTATTTATATTTTTGGTAAGAAAGATGCTGGTAGATTAATTGGTGGAAAAAAGAAGAGTGGTGGTTTAACTTATTATCAGGATTATAAAAAGAATAAAGGTAATTTAAAGGGACACAAAGAGCACGGATATATTATGACAGCACCACATCAGAGTGTAAGTGTTGCTGGTAAGGAAGTTAGTGGAACTGTGATGAGACAGTTATTAGGTTCTTCTGAATTTGATGATAAAAAACGACAAAAATTATTTAAAAAGGCATTTGGATATTACGATAAGAATGTGTATAATATGATGACAAATAAGTTTAAAAAGTTGTTTGAGTTTTATAATCATTTGTTTGAAAATAGCAATTTAAATACTGCGGGTGAAGTAGATGACGGTCCTTCTATGTTTTCAAGTTTAAGTGCTTATGAAAAAAGAGCTGCTATTGAGGCCGGAAGATTGGGGTGGGAACTATCTGATATGTTAGTAGATTTTGATAGTTACAAATCACAATACAGAGATTATAGAAAAGACACTGATTATCCAAAAGGTCCAGTGGATTCTGTTTCGTTTGGTCCAGCTGGTATTAATGAACCAAGTGCTCAAAATTTATCAGATTATGTAGGTACTGAATTGTGGAATCGTTGGTTAGACCACATTGATATGATTTTATCTAATCAAGATTATGAGTATGTTGATGATTTGGCAAATACAAGAAAATCTGTAGTGAAACATAGTCGAGATACAGCAAAACAAATGGATGCTGAAGAGCCAGAACAAACACCTGAAAGAGTTGGTGATGAACAACATGATGAATTGTCGATAGTAAAAGAAGTGAAGTCACTAGCAGAAGTATCTAAGAAAGTCAAGATTTGGAAACAAAGATTGATGCGTAGAGGTATTAAGATTAGATATTCCAGAGAAGAGGCAGAAAAAGATTTGGTTAAAAAATATGGTGGTAAAGGTCATATAGCTGCTAAAAAGTTTGGATTTAGAAAAGCCTATTATGCTGTACCGACTGTTGGTAGTAATAAACCGGGCGAAAAACCAAAACTTGTGATTAATAAACCAGAAATGGAAAAATTACATAAAGATAAAGAAATAGACAAAGGAAGATTAAAAGTTGTTTATCAAGAAATATTAAATTCAAAAAAATCAAGAAACGGAAAGGAGTTATTATTAATGGGTGGAGCATACGGACATATGGCACATCCTTTTGATGACAAAGATTTAACATTTGGTGATTTGAAAAAAATTATCACTATGGGTTTGGGTGGACAATTAAATAGAGAAGATGGAGTTACAGAAAAATTAGATGGGCAAAATCTTATGGTTAGTTGGAGAGATGGGAGATTAATTGTTGCTCGTAATAAAGGACATATAAAAAATAGTGGTAAAAGTGCTTTAAGTGTTAAGGGTGTTCAATCTAAATTCAAAGGTAGGGGAAAGATAAGAGATGCTTTCGTATTTGCTGTTAGGGACTTACAAAAGGCTATAGGTTCTTTAAGTAAGAAACAACAGGTTAAGATTTTCGGTAATGGTAATAAATGGATGAACTTAGAGGTTTTGTGGCCTGCTAGTGAGAATGTAATTAATTATGATGTTACTCAAATTATATTTCATGGAGCGTTGGAATATGATGATAGTGCAAGAGTTGTCGGACAGGCAAAAGATAGTGCAAGAATGTTAGCTGGAATGATAAAACAAATAAATCAAAACATACAGAAAAAATATAAGATTGGGAAACCAAATTTTCTCAATGTTCCTAAACATCAAGACTTTGGAAAGATGAAGGATAAGTTTTTAGGGCAATTGAAGAAGTTACAATCAACATATGGATTGAAGGATAATGATACCCTAGCTTTATATCATCAACATTATTGGCAGGAGTGGATTATGAATGGTGCTAAACAAACCGATAATCCAAAGTTAACAAATGATATATTGATTAAATTAACAAAACGATGGGCATTTTTTGATAAATCATATACCATACCAATGATTAAAAAAGATTTTAAAGACTACCCAAAGTTTTTAGATTGGGTATTAACTACAGATAAAATGGATCATTCTAAGATGGTCAAAGATAATATGAAACCATTTGAGGAATTATTTTTTGGTGTTGGTGCTGAGATAATGAAAAATGTAGAGGGTTGGTTAGCAGTAAATCCAGATAAGTCGATACAAAGTATTAGAGCAAAAGTAAAAGCTGCAATATCTACGATACGAAGTGGTGGTGATTTAAATAAATTAAGTAAACTAAAAGTTCAATTGGATAGGTTGAATGCTATAGGTGGGTTGGATGCTATAATACCATCAGAGGGTATAGTTTTTAAATATAATGGTAAAACTTACAAATTTACAGGAGCATTTGCTCCAGTTAATCAAATAACTGGTATGATGACATTTGGAAGATGATTTCTCTTTCCAATTTAATTCCGTTGAATGAATATTCTAAATTAAAGCTTAAAGTCCCCAGTGACATAAAGAATATACACAGACTTTTTAAGAAAAACAAGAAAAAACTTTTTGTTGTTGGTGGAGCAGTTAGGGATGCAATATTAGGAAAGAACCCAAAAGATTTTGATTTAGCCACCGATGCCAAACCTGACGAGGTATTAAAGATAGCAAAGAAAGGTGGGTTGAAAACCGTAGAGGTTGGAAAACAATTCGGTGTCGTGATAGTTGGTGGACATGAAATAGCAACATTCAGAAAGGATATTGGTAAGGGAAGACGCCCAAGTTCAGTTGATTATACCGACATCGAAGGTGATGTTAAACGGAGAGATTTAACTATCAACGCTTTATTCTATGATTTGGATAGGGATGAGATAGTTGATTTAGTTGGTGGAATTGAGGATTTACAAAAAAAGAAAATCAGAACAGTTGGAAAACCAATCGAAAGATTTGATGAGGATCCGTTGAGAAAGATGAGAGCATTAAGATTTCAAGGTGCACTTGGTGGTAAGTTAGGAAAAGAAACAGAAAAGGCACTAAGACAAAATCCAAGTCTTAAAGGTGTTAGTAAAGAAAGAGTAAGAGATGAATTTGTTAAATCAATCAAAAAGGCAAAATCAACTAAAAGGTATTTACAATTAGCTGATTCATTAGGATTTACAAAACAGATATTACCTGGTTTTCAAGTTAATGCTCCATATATAAACGAAAACGATTATATTTTATTTTTAGCTTGGATTTTACGAAAAAATAATGTAAATTCAATAAGGAAATTGAATGGCTTAGCCTATCCTAATCAAGAAATAGTTGATATTCAGTTTTTGAATTTATTACAGAATTTCAAACCTGATAATATTTTTTTGATTAAAAAGTTTCAAGAAAAAACTAAATTGAGTAAAGTTCAAATTCTTAAATGGGGTAAATACATAGGAAAAGATTTTAAAAAATTAGTCACATTTAAATTATCAGTAAAAGGTAGTGATGTTCCAAGTAATTTAAAAGGAAAGGATATAGGTAAAGCAATACAAAAAATGGAAAAGGATAAATTCTTAAATGAAATTGCAGCAAGACCTAAACCAAAAAAATTTAGAGACATTTATAATGCACTACCAATTGATTTAAAGAAGAGGGTTTATAATCTTAAAAATTATGATCAAAGAAGAGATGCACATCCAGAGGGTAATGTTTTAAAACATACTATAGCTGTAACTAATAGAGCATTAAAAACAGGTGATATAGACTTTGCACTTGCAGCTTTATTTCACGACATAGGAAAAGATGAAACTGCGGCTTTACATCCAAAGAAAGGTTTTTGGACACATTACGGACACGAGCATGTATCAGCAAAACTCGTTAAGAAATATGCTAAGTGGATAAAATCGATGGGTGGTAATGTATTAGACATTTATTATATAGTAAAACAACATATGAGAATGAAGGTATTTGATAAGATGAAATGGACTAAACAAGATAAGATGAAAAAGTTTAGAGCATTTGATAAACTTAAAAAGTTTTCTACAATGGATAAGGGTGGAAGAGTATGAATAAGATAGAAAAAATTAAAAAATTAGTAGCTGGTGTTGGTGGTAGAGGAACTCCGAGAATTGGGTACACACCAAAAACTATCCATATGAGAAGAGAGGGTGAGATTTGGGAAGAACCAAGTGGTAGAAAATTTGTTATGGAGAATGGTGAGAGAAAACAGATTACTAAAATTCCACCAAAGGGATTTGATAAGTGTAGTGGTTGGGAAGGTAGTGATTGTAAAAAACTTATTTTAAAAACTTTAGACCAACAGACTTATAATAGATTTCAAAGATGTAGAGTTTGTCAAATGGAATTTGAGGCTGATTTACATCGTAAGGGGGAATGGCAAGATTGGGTTAAAGAGATGGAAGAAAAAAGATGGGAAACTATACTTAAAGAGTATGAGCAAGAATTTGAAGAAGTTCAAAATTCAAAAGCTTTAAAATTTGATAAGAAAGTAGCTACTGCATTAGCTGGACATGAGCATAGAAAATGAGTGATTTAAAACAAGCAATAAAACAAAATTATCTTAAATGTGCTAAAGATCCTTCATACTTTATTAATCAATATTGTACGATTCAACATCCACAAAGAGGTAAGATAAAGTTTAAATTATATCCATTTCAATATGATGTGTTAAATGAATATCAAAAGAATGAATATAATATTGTATTAAAATCAAGACAATTAGGTATATCTACATTAAGTGCTGCTTATTCTTTATGGATGATGTTGTTCCAAAATGATAAAAATATTTTGGTAATTGCTACCACCAAAGATACTGCTAAAAATTTAATTACAAAAGTTCGTGTTATGTATGATGGTTTGCCAGCCTGGTTGAAAACTGCTATTGTTGAGAACAATAAACTATCATTAGTGTTTAAAAATGGTTCACAAATCAAAGCTATTGCTTCTAATGAAAGTGCAGGTCGTTCAGAAGCGCTATCTTTATTAATATTAGATGAGGCCGCTTTTATTGAAAAAATTGATACTATATGGACTGCCGCTCAACAGACATTGGCTACTGGTGGTAAATGTTTAGCCATATCCACACCAAATGGTGTTGGTAATTGGTTTCATAAAACTTGGATTGATGCTACAGATGAAGTAAATAAATTTAATACAGTAAAATTACATTGGTCTGAACATCCTGAAAGAGATGAGGATTGGAGAAGAGAGCAGGATAAAATATTAGGTCCTTCACAGGCCGCACAAGAATGTGATGCTGATTTTCTAAGTTCTGGTCGTTCTGTTGTTGATCCTGCTATCTTAGAGTGGTATAAAGAAAAGATGTGTTGTGAACCAGTAGAAAAAAGTGGTTTTGATAGAAATCTTTGGATTTGGGATTATCCAAATTATTCAAAAAATTATTTAATATGTGCCGATGTTGCAAGGGGAGATGGGACAGATTTTAGTGCAGCACAGGTTTTCGATTTAGAGGAAATGGAGCAAGTTGCGGAATATAAAGGACAACTCGGCACAACAGAATTTGGTAATTTCTTAATTGAACTTGCCACTAAATATAATGATGCCCTTTTGGTTGTTGAGAATAACAATATAGGATGGGCTACATTACAAACAATTATTGATAGGGGATATGAAAATTTATTTTATCAAGAAAAAAATCATTTGGTAGTTGATGAAGAACACCATTATACAAATAGGTATCGTAGTATTGATAGAAATAAAGTTCCTGGTTTTACAACAACAATGAAAACTAAACCATTGGTTGTTGCTAAAATGGAAGAATACACAAGAGAGAAGATGGTTAAGTTAAAGTCAACGAGGTTAATTGATGAACTTTTTGTATTTATATATAAGAATACGAAAACTGAAGCTCTTGATGGGTATAATGATGATTTGGTGATGTCTTACTCTATATTATTATGGATAAGAGATACTGCTATTAGAATACAATCAGAGAGAAATGAATTTCAAAGTAGTATAGTGGATTCAATTGGAAATTTAAATGAGAGAACACCAATAATTACTAACAATAAACCAAAAAATAATCCATACGAGATGGAAATTAATGGAGAAAAAGAAGATTTAAGTTGGTTATTAGGATAATAAATTATGGCAGATAATATTTTTAAACGACTAGGTAGATTATTTCAATCACAAGTAATTATCAGAAAAACTGATGATGATAGATTGATTGTTAAAGACATAGATCATTCACAAAAAGCATATGCTTCAAATTTCATTGATAGATATGATAGGTTAGTACAACAAACTTATAATTCACCATATAGTGCAGCTCAGAATCAAAGAGCTAATTATGAGGTACAAAAAAGAGATTTGTTTAAAGATTATGAATTTATGGATCAAGACTCAATTATATCTTCTGCATTGGACATTTATTCAGATGAGTGTACTGTTGATAATATTGAGGGTGAGATATTAAAGATAAGAACTAATAATACTAAAGTGGAGAAGATACTTCATAATCTTTTTTATGATATTTTAAATGTTGAATTTAATCTATGGAGTTGGATACGAAATCTTACGAAGTATGGGGACTTTTTTCTTCAATTAGACATAGTTGATAAACATGGAGTAATTGGTGTAAAACCACTTTCTAGTTATGATGTAGTTAGACTTGAAGATCATGATCCTAGACAACCACAATTGATACAATTTGAGTTAGAAAGGGATAGAAAAGAACTTTTAGAAAACTATGAGGTAGCACATTTCAGATTACTTTCCGATTCAAACTTTCTACCATATGGTAAGAGTATGCTTGAGGGAGCAAGGCGGCTTTTTAAGCAGTTAACCTTAATGGAAGATGCGATGTTGATTCACAGAATCATGAGGGCGCCGGAAAAAAGAATATTTAAGGTTGATGTTGGAAACATACCACCGAGAGAAGTTGAACAATTTATGAATAAAATTGTTAGTAAGTTGAAAAAGGTTCCTGTAATTGACCAAAAGACAGGTGATTACAATTTAAAATATAATATAGAGAGTGTAACCGAAGATTACTTTCTACCTGTTCGTGGTGGTGATAGTGGAACAGAGGTTGATACTCTGCCAGGTCTTTCAAATAATGACCAAATAGAAGATGTTGAATATTTGAGAAATAAGATGATGGCGGCTCTAAGGATACCAAAGGCTTTCTTAGGTTATGAAGAAGGATTAAGTGGTGGTAAGGCTACATTGGCTGCTGAAGATGTTAGGTTTGCTCGAACCATAGAAAGAATTCAAAAGATTGTTGTAAGTGAATTAACAAAAATAGGTATTATACATTTATACACTCAAGGTTTTGCGGATGAATCATTGATTGATTTCGACTTGGAATTACAGAATCCATCTATGATACATGAACAAGAAAAATTAGAGTTGCTGAATCAGAGATTAGAAGCTGCAACAACGGCTATGGATGTGAAATTGTTTAGTCGTAATTGGATTTATGAAAATATATTTGATTTAAATGATGGGGAAAAAGAAACTGTATTTGAAGAAATGGTTGAGGATACAAAACAGAGGTTTAGATTTGAACAAATTGAAACTGAAGGTCAAGATCCAGCTGAAAACCCACAAGAACCAGATGAACCAATGGATGATGAAATGGCAAGACCTGATGATTGGGGTGGTAGTGAGAAGTCTCATTTTAACGGAAACGAACCGCGAGAAGATGATGGAAAGGTAGAAAAAAGACACAGAAGTTTTGGTAAAAGAGAATTTAAAGGTGGTTCACCATTAGCACAATCAAAAGCTTCCACAGTTGTAGCGAGAGAAGGTATTTTATCACAATTGAAGGATAAATTTCCACAAAAAGTACCATTTGAGGAAACCGATTTACTATCTGAGGAGAATATAATTGAAGAGTAATTTCTTTAATAAAAATTAGTTTATATTTATATATGAAAAATTGTATTGATATATTAATAGGAATATTATGAGTAATTTCAAGCATAGCAAGCTGAGAAATACGGGTTTATTGTTCGAGTTTTTACTCAGACAAGTTACCGTAGATGTTCTCAACAAACAAAAAAATTCTAAAGCTCTTCAGTTAATTAAAAAAAGATTTAATGAACATACAGAGGTTGGTAAAGAGCTGGCTCTGTATAATGCACTTATGAATAAAAAATTCAAAAGTGATAAAAAAGCAGATTATTTTTTAAGTGAGGTCTTGAGGCAAAGATCATCATTAAATAATACTCAATTAAAGAGAGAAAAATATAATATAGTGAAAGAGATTTCAACTATTTATAATTCAAAAAATTTATTTTCATCAAAGGTTAATAATTATGTTGTCTATGCTTCCATCTATAAATTATTCGAAGGTATCAATACAATTTCAGCCGACGAGAAAACTGAAAGTTATTTTAATATAGTTGAACAAATAACAACAAATACAAAACTTGAAAATAAATCATTCGTTCCTACAGAGTTGGATAAGGATGTTAGGATTTTGTCTTATCGTGTATTATTGGAAAAATTTAATAAGAAATATACCAATTTATCGAAAGAACAAAAAAACATATTAAAAGAATATATAAATAATATCTCAAATACGAATAATTTTTATTCGAAAGTTGAGGAAAAGCTAAATACTCTTAAAGGAACTTTGTCCAAAAAAATACCTGACGTGAAAGATAAAGTTTTAAAGATAAAGTTAAATGAGGCAGTTAATTGTATGGATAAATTTTGTATTGCTGAATCTAAAACAGCAGAAGATAAATCTGTAATTCAATTATTGAGATATTATGAACTTGACAAAGAACTCAACAAAATTTAATTCTTTAGTTAAGGAATTGGCAAGTAGTTTATTTCGTAAAAAGTTAAAAGAGATGACTACAACTGCTAGTATTGATGGGTATGAAACACCTAATGCTTTTAAAGGTATTAGTAGGAAGAAAAAGAAAAATATTGAAAAACAAACTGGATATAAGTTTGTAGATGAAGGTATCAGTAGTAGTGACATGGATGAAATTAGAAAACAAATAAGAAAAGAAGTATCAGATATCCTTAGAGATATTTGGATTAAACGAAATTCTTGGGGAGGAAAATAATTGTATAAAGTAGATCCTAATAATAATAAAAAACAGGTTCCAAAACAATTGGTTAGACATAATCCAAGTTTTATACAAACCTTTGCTACAAATGCAGATGCACAAGTAGCTAATCCAGTAAAGGGTTCGATGACCTATAGTACGGCTAGTGATAAAATTTACATATACAATGGAGCTGATTGGAAAACTTTTACAAGGGATTAATTATGAATAAACAATTATTAGTAGATGTAAGGCCTTTTGAAATATCACCAACACAAATCCATGAGTCGATGGAGAAGAATGGTGGTAAGTTGGTTGTTAAAGGTGTCTTACAAAGAGCTGAGTCTAAAAATCAGAATGGAAGAGTATATCCAAGAGATGTATTATTACGAGAAGTAGGAAAATATTTGGATACGAATGTTCAAGAAAGAAGAGCATTAGGTGAACTCGATCATCCAGAATCATCTGTTGTGAATCTAAATAACGCTTCACATAACATCGTTGAGATGCATTGGGATGGTGATGATTTATTAGGTACTGTTGAAGTTCTTTCAACACCTGCTGGAAATATATTAAAAGAATTATTTAAATCAGGAATCAAATTAGGAATTAGTTCTAGAGGATTGGGTAGTGTAGAACCTATGCAGGAAGCGGGAGATGATACTGTTGAAGTCCAACCTGATTTTGAATTAATTGCTTTTGATTTCGTTTCTAATCCATCTACGCATGGTGCATTTATGAGACCCGTAAATGAAGGCGTTCAGAAAAAAGTTACTAAATATGGTAAGATAGAACAAATTGTTTCTGATATAATGAGGGGTTAAAATGCCCTTCAAATCTGAAAAACAACGGAAATGGATGCATGCTAATGAACCCGAAATGGCTAAAAAGTGGGAAAAGAAAAAGAAGAATGAAGCCGAAAGGGATTATAAAGACGAATATAAGAAGTTCCAATCATCCACCAAAGCCAAAAAATACAGAGCAGAACTAAATAAGTACAATCGTAAGAAAGGTACTTATGGAAATGGTGATGGTAAAGATGCATCACATAAGGGTGGGAAGATTGTAGGTTTTGAATCACAATCCAAAAATCGTGGAAGAGCTGAAAAGAGTCGTTTAAAAAAAGAGAGTCCTGATTTTAATCCAATGATTGATAAGATTTTAGATGAAGTTATTGATGAGTATCAATTGAATGAAGGTACTAATCAAATGACACAAATCTATAAAGATTTAGATAAAACATTTAAACAATATGATCATACAAGAATTCAACATTTTGGCAAAGTAAGTAAATATTTAAAAGATAAATTCAGTAAAGGTAGTTCTTTACCAGATACGATTGCTAGTTTTTATAATGATTATAGAGGTGGTGAGGATATGAAAAAAAATATAGCTAAACTTACTAAATATGCTAAAAAGATGAAAGGGTATGCGAAAGAATCCGTAAATGAAGGTTACAGAAAAGCAAAAGATAAGGGTGGTGTGAGAATTGCTCAGGCAATCCATAATAATGTTGATGGTATATATGAGTTAGTGATTAAAGATGGTAAAGACCCTAAAGAGGTAATGAGAGCTTTTGAAGGACCACTTAAAAATTCTATTAAAGCAGGTATAAAACATAAATATAAACCACACCCAAAGGCTGATGGTGCAGATGTTAAAATTAAAACATTCCAATCAGAACTTAAAAAATTTCAAAAAATAGCAGATGTTGTTGCTTCTAAACCATCAAAGGCTGCAATAAAAAGAATGAAAGATGCTTACAGAACTATTTGGAATCATAAATTTGGTGCTGAAATAGCTTTAGGGGGTAAGTTGTACCCTACTATAATAGAATCCATAAATGAAAGACGACAATACCAATCGGGCTGGCAAGAAATGAATTTTATTGTACAACAATTGGTCAAGTATGGCAATACAAAATCAGATGCTATTAAGATGACACAGAAACATTATAACCATGTAATAAAAAGATATAGAAATTCACACTTAATTCACCCTATAAAAAAGGCAGAAATCATTTCTTCTTTATCTGCTAATGAATCCGTAAATGAAGCTCTAAGACCAAGTGATAAAAAAGTATTGATGGTAATAGGTAGAGATATTATTAATCTTATCAAGAAGAAAAATCCAAACTTAAAACCAAGTAAACAATTAGGACAGGCACTAAATTCTATATTCAGAGCTATGAACTTTTCAAAGGATAATGCTAATTACCAACAATATAAAAAATATTTTCCAAAGAATTA